AATGAGATTCTTGAAATTGAGATTGCTCATAGGCGTTCATCCAAATCTCATCAATATATGGACGATCAAATAGTCCAAATTCATCTCTCCATTCTCTTAGAACATCATCATAACGCTTCTTAATCTCTTGAGGGAAAGCTCCTTGAAATTCTGTTCTAACATCACAACTCCATCCTTCGGGAGTTCCATTCATTGAATGATCTTTCCAAGATGCATACCTATCCAGCATACTTTGTCTTAGATCAGGTGCCTGTAAATTGTATTTGTATAATCGAGTTGGAAATAAATCAGTGTACATTTAACCAAAAATAATGTTTCGTGCGTTTCCAAAATCACCTTTAAGTAATGATTTAAACTGGGGGGAAAGAAATGCTTGGAACTGAGGTTGAGATTTAAAGTCACCCTTATATCTTAACTCAAGTTCTAAGAGATCTAGTGTACCTGCTCTAACTTTGAAAAATAACTTAGCCGCATTTGATGACTCTGTTTTTGCAGTATCTATATCAATGGTCTTAGGTTGTCTTTTAAGATAAGCAAGAGCAAGTGCAACGCTATCAATACCAATACAATTACCACTACCTTCCTGAATATTCATGCCGGTAGACTTAGATATTGTAACCTGTCCTACCCCAGTGGTCAAGATAAATTCAAAGTTATTTCTAGTATACTCACTCATCTCATCCATTAATTGTTTCTTAAGGATAAGATTGATTAAGGTATCAGCAAACAATTGCTGATTCGTTTTGATGATAGATAGAAACTGTTTATATAAAGTATTGGGTTGGTTGCCGACTTTACCAAGCCTCATGTTTACATAATCACGCATCGCATTAGTTGTTTTGCGATCAACCTCTTTAGTATTTAAAAGAGCTGGATCACCAATAGCAGATACATCTTTTAGATTAATTAAAGGAACTGTTTGAATCTTACCATTTTTATAGATGCCAATCCTAGTGCTCCAAAGTTTTTCCGGTGGAGCATTTCTAGGATTAGATCCATCAGGAAGTTGAGCAAGTCCAACTAAAGGACCACTAGTTAATGCGTCCCTAATTACTCCAGCAAAAAAATTCTGTCTAGCTTGCTGCAACTGTGCTTTTATGGGAGCAAATTGAGGTCCATTCAATACAGTATCAAATGCTTTATTGATTAGAGTCGGGTCCGGTGCAGTTCCTTTTGGTTTTTTCTTTAAAGATACCCCAACATAATTAGATCCATACTGAAGAATCAAATCAGAAGAGTTAAAGTCTGCCATACCAAAAGCAGCAAACTTAAATTGCTGAACTTCTTTAGGCCATTGTGTACCTGTTAAGTATACCGCATTAGGAGTTGCATTCCCAGATATACCCTTCATTGCAGAATTTGTAGCAAGAAAAGATCTGACTGCTTTTACTGCAGAGATACCTACAACAAGATCAGAATAAAACTTATCTTTTTTTGTTGATGGAGTTAAGGTTACTGCTTTCTCAAAATCTTTTTTTACACTACCAGCACCAATAACAGAGGGACCCGTATACCTCTGATACATGGTGTTGTAAAAGTTTTGAAGGCTTGTCTCATCTTTGACAGCAGCATCCATTTCTAGATTGCTGCATAATGCACAACCAGCAAAAAATCCTTCAGACGGTTCGGCCATTAAAAAAAGGGAGTACTACTCCCTGTTATTTAGATAGTCCTTTTCAGACTGATACGGTGTTATCTCACCTGTCCACAGTCTATACCCTTCCTTAACTTCTGGCAAAAGCCACTGGTCCACACGAACACACTGCTCCCAGTTAACAGGGTGAGCACAACTCACCACTACAACAGAAAAGAATGCTCGTAGGTGGATCCAGAGACTAAACATTATCTGTCGCCAGATTTACGATTTTCTGAATAGTAAGCATCAAAGGTTCCCGTGGGATAACGCTTTGACAATTTATCAATATTACGATCAAGAACTTCTTCAAGAGAAATATCAAGTGCCATGCATGCCTGAGCAACATACCACATAACATCGCCCAATTCAATCTTTAGATGCTCAATGTTATCTTCTTCCCAAGGCTTTCCTTGGAAAATGATCTTCTTAACAATCTCCATGAACTCACCACCTTCAGCAGAGATACCTACAGCAGCAGTTAGAAGACGCTGAATCTCACAACCACCTGCTTGAAGAGCAGCAATTCTAGCAATAAATTGTGAGGGATCTTTAGAGGGAGCACTGGTTACTTGATCGACAAACTCAAGGTAACCATCCTTGGGAGGGGTTTGAGAAGAAGTCAAGACTACCGGAATGGTAGGTTCAGGGGAAGCTTCAGGGGGAGCAGGAGGAGTAGGAGGAACAGGAGTGGGTGGATTTTCAATAGCTGGGTTACCAAGTTGAGCACCCTTAGGATCTTCTGGATTATCAGACCAACCCTCAGTACCAGGATCACCAGGTTCTACCTCCCAAAACTCCTTGGCACGAGGACGGCGAGGAGGAGTAGCAGTAGGACGCTGTGGATCGGGTGTCCCATCAGCGATTGCATTAGAATAAGTAGGCATAATTATGATTGTGGAGAAGTGAATTGTGGGTGATAATTGAATAATGTATCTAGTCGGAAATGCTCCCAGGTATAAGAAACAATATCAGCATTTTTTTCTTCAAAGTCTAAATTTTCTGGTTGAATAGAATAAAAAGCAGATAATACTATTCTTTCCTTATCAGAAAACCAGTTAGGTTTGATGTAAGGATTATGAATACACCCTGTGGGATAGACCACAAGGCTATTATACATCATAGTAGCAGAACTTTCAAATTTAAAATCCTCATAGTCATGAACTTGAAACCATTTATCTATTGACTGTTCCTCATGACGATCATAGAAGTTGATTAAGGTATTTTTATCCTCCCTATTAAAGTCTAAGACATTGTTCTTACCCCTCCAAGACCAAAATCCAGTAGTTACAGGGTCAGAACTTTTTGAGAGATTGATGTTTGCAACAATGCATGGTCTCTCACTCTCAATACTATCAAATGGATCTGAATCCATATGAGGATAACAACAAAGTCCCCCAGTAACATCTAATCCCATTGTACCGCTCGTAGCTTGAGTGTACATATCAATTATTGACATGTCATTAACACCAAAAATTTTCTTAAATTTTTGAGTAAGTTGATGTCCAAGCATAGAGAAAAGATTTGGAGTGAATTGGTGTGTCATTCCAGGACGAACAATATCACTATCATCAAAGTCTTTAGTCTCCCAGTAGTCAAGACTTTCTAAAAACTCTTGAACTTTGTCTGGATAAAGAAAAACATTATTTGCAATAAGGATTGGAACATTACCAGGCAGTAAATGATATTCAAACTCAAGGTTATTTACCTCTGAGATTTCTTTCCAAATTTTTGTTGATGAGTTAATCAAATTTAAATCCCTCAAACTTATTCTCTTTTGTAAAAGAATCAGCTACATTGTTTTCATCTCCAGAACCAAGTAGAGATCCACCATCCGATTGTTCACAATCGTATAACCTCATCTTAGCGCGATCTATTCCTACCACAAACCTCTTATTCATTGTTGGATCACCGTATCTATTCTTCAATTGCTTCACCATGATCTGCCCGAGTCCTTCAAGATCTTCAGATGAAATAAGGGCAAACATAAGATCAGCAGTAGCAGGGAGACCAAAGGACTCACTAGTGTCAGTAATGTCAACATCACTGCTACTATAACCAGAACGAGTGGTCTGGGTGGCAGAAACGATAGGGACCTGGGCTTCGACAGCCAATCCTCTAAGTTCTTCAGCAATAGCCTTGATATAGCTATAAGAATTGACACCGACTGCTCCGCGATACCTAGCGGAAGCACAAATATTAAGGTAGTCAATGAAAATAATATCAGGGCGAAAAGATTTCTTAAGTGCCAGATCGTTGAGAAGAGATTTAAAATGGCCACTATGGGCACTTGCTGTTGGATATTCTTTAATTATAAGAGTTCCCTGAGTTTTTGCAGCAACCTTAGATACTTTTGTCTCGAAAAGATGACGAGGCAACTCACTCAAATCTCTAATGTTAACATCAAGAAGATTGGCGTCGATTCTCTCAGCAATCTTTTCCTCGGACATCTCCATAGTTATGTAAAGGACATTCTTTCCCTGAAGAAGTACAGAACTTGCAACATGACACATAAAGAGAGACTTACCAACACCAGTACCAGCTAAACCAATAGTAAGTGTTTTATTAGGTAGACCACCTTTTGTGATTTTATTAAAGTATTCGAGATCAAATGGAATCTTATTTTCTTTACGATGGTATGATTCGTAGCGTTCCTCATAGTCCGCAAGATAATCATGTCCGATATGATTATCAAAAGAGACTGCAAGAGCATCCGACAAGATACTGGGAATAGCATCTCTAGTCTTTTTAGAATCTTGCCCGTCAGCAATTTGAATGGACTCCATCAGAGCCAAATAGATTGCACGGTCGCGACACCACTTCTCAGTAGCATCAAGTAACCACTGAGTATGAGTATCGCTTTGAGTTAGAACCTCAACCAAATTTAAGGTATCTCTGCATTCCTGTTCAGAAAGATCATCACGATTCTGAACCTCAATACTAAGAATCTCTGGAGTGAGAATCTTATCATACTCATTTACAAAAGAACTTATCTCCTCAAAAATAATTTTTTCAGCACGATCATCATAATAATCAGGTTCTATAAAAGGAAGAACCTTTCTGAGAAACTCTTCATCATGGATGAGGTTCCTCAGAATAGTCAATTCAATGCGGTCACTCATCATTCGCCATAGCTAAATTCTTTGCGAGCAATCTCGTCAAGTTGTTGCATTACTTCTTCAGTAAAATACTTTTCAGGTTCCTTGTAGACTTGCTTGGCATAGACTTTCTTACCATCAATCTCATAACGACCCGCAACATTCTTCCAGAGACCCCCAAGTTCTCCTAATTCAAGCAATCCATAATGACGATCAAGTCCACGCTCATCATAGTATAAACGAATAGTGACATCCTTGTTCTCCTTACTCAGACGAGACTTAGCAGTCTTTGCCTTGATAAGGTTTCCAACGACATCGGTGCCATCTTTTTCTTTTTTCTTGGACAAATAAATGATGGTGGATGCAGCGTACTTGAGCCCACTACCTCCTCCCATTTCTTTTGTAGGTACATATGCGCCGATGACATCGTAAGTGTGATTGGTAACGATCATAGGTATTTTAGCCTGTCCCAACTTCAATGTCAACATCCTGAAGGCACCTTTGACCAGTTGTGATTTTGTCATATCACGAACCTGCTTCTCGTCAAGAGCATCACGGATCTCTTTCTCAGTTGAGAGCATGCCAAGAGAATCTAATACAAACATACATGGTTTGCGCTCTCCTTCGGGTTTCTTTAGATACAAATCAACTGCTTTCAATGCTTTACTACGAAACTCTTCGATAGTTACAACATTGACAACTACCAAGCGATCAAGAGGTAGTCCACGGCTCTCCAGAAGAGACTTATTAATTGCTGCCTCAGTGTCAAAGTAGAGACAATAACCGTCAGGATTAGCGTTAAGGAAATTTTGAACGACGGCGAGGCTAAAGAAAGTTTTGCCAGTGCTAGACTCCCCAGCAATGGCAGTAATCTTATTCCCAGAACAACCACCAAATATACTACCTGAAACGAGTCCGTTAAAAATGTACGAACCTGTGTCCACATAAGTTTCAGTGTCGTCAATATCTTTTGCCAGTTGAGTATAGTCATCTCCAATCTCTTTTACAATCTCTTTAAGAAAATCCATTCAACTCCATCTCAATGTTTTCAAGTATTCTAGCACATTTTCACGCACTGACAGCAATTCATTAAAGCATTTTTGGTTATGAGCACAGGATCTAAGTTCTTGATCTGGCTTATGAACGGACTCAATAAAAAGATCAAGTCCTCTATTCCACTTTTCTTGATCGTTCATGAGAAGAAGTCCTCTAAAGTTGCAGTTTTTTCTACAGACCACCCAATAGCATCTAGAATTGTCCTCAAAGGTTCTAAGAATGCCTTGCTAAATTGAAGATCGTAGTCAACATATCTAGTAATATTTAATTCCTTGGGAAAATCTTGAATGAATGAAATAACATTCTCATGAATGATATTCGGTTTCTTCAAATAGCAGAATTTAATCTTTTCACCATTTTGAATGAGCGAATACTTGTTAGTGAGATTCGCTTTCTTAATATAATGATTGTATAGAAGAGCTCCACGACAGTGGATTGGTGTTCCCTTAGAATAAATGTCCGAAGAGGATTTATATTTTGCAACATCACTGACAGATCTTGGAAAAGAAATGTCCTCTGGAGTTAGTTGCTTGAATTTCTTACGGCAGTCATCTATGTAGTCTATCATATTATCTTCTGATCCTGACATCATAATCTTAAAAGAATCTTTAAGCATTTGACGGCAGGGTGCAGGTGTCGATGACTTGACAGCCTCGATACCCATCACTTTTAATTTTGGTTCAGAGTACTGAACGCCCTCACTGTTCCATACATTTAGAATATATCTCTTCTTAGCAGTCCAGATACCGCGATCAGCGATATTCTCCCGCTTCATTTGCATTTTTTGTTCGTATGCTGAGACATAATTCGCCAGATTTTCATACGACTTATCGATGTATGGCTCCAGCTTGTCTTGACAGATCTTGTCAAGTAACGCCACAACTGCTGCTTTATCGCCAGACTTATTACCAAGAAATTTAGTAACAAGAGGTCCGAGATTAAGATAAATTGAGTCGGTGTCAGATGCGATAACATAGTCTTCACCATCTGTAGACAAAAGTTTATTTAGATACTGATTCATCTTGGTCTCAATCCAGCGAATAGAGACCTGACCAGACAGAGTAATAGCTTCTGCGTTCGCTAATTTGAAGTACCTGAAATATTGATTACCAATAGCACCATAAGCAGAGTTAAGAGAAATCTTCTTCGCCATTTGAATGTTGTTACATCTAGCGATTTCCTTTTTAAGTGCTTCAGTAGGCGTCTTCTCATACTCCTGCTTGGCTTTGAGCATACGCTTTTTAAAGATGACCCGCTCACCATACATCTTCTCCATCAACTCTGGCAAAAATCCCTTCTTATTTTTACGGAACATAGCACCGTTTGCACAGACGGCATTGTCCTTATACAACTCAAAGTTTATTTCCTCATTAAGAATTTTATCAACAGTTGCTGTTGGATGTTTCTCGTCGAGGAGGGTCTCTGGAGAGATGTTGTACTGCATAATAAGGTGAGGGTAAAGAGAGTTAAGGTCAAAAGACACAACCCAATCATAAACTCCCGGAATCGGTTCCTTAACATATGCACCTGCATACTTTTCATCCTTATCAGTTTTTTCTTTGGGAGGAATAACAATACCTTTTTTCTTCAGGTAGTTGTAGATTATAGTATCCCACATCCTTACCTGATAGAAGACATCATTATAATTTACCTTGGCATCATATGCCATAGTTAATGCTAGCTCGATCAACTTCATCTTGTCCTCAAGACGGTCTACGAGCTCGACATCGATAATGTTGTATTCTACAAATTTCTGCCAACCATGTGTATAGAAATCTTTAAAGGTATCATACTCAGAGTGGTCAAGTTTTTTCTGACCGAGTTCTACATTAGCAATATGATCAAGACGATATGATTCCTGATTAGTATAAGTAAATTTCTTATACAGATCAAGATAATCTAACTGAGTAATACCACCAATATCATAGAAGACTTGTCTACGACCCTTAATATAAACTTCTTTTTGCGATACTAATCCCCAAGGAGATAACCTTTTAGCAATCTTCTCTCCAAGAACACGATCAATACGCTTTGCAATAAATGGAATATCGAAAAGCTGAATATTCCAACCGGTAACAACATCAGGTGTATTTTCCATCCACCAGTTGATGAAAGAACTTAGAAGATCTCGCTCGTTATTGAATTGAATATAGCGAACATTATCTTGCTTGATCTTAAATGGACCTTGCCCCCAAGTTGTGATCTCCTTTGTATTATAATCCTGGATTGTAATCAGCAGAATCTCTTGGTCTGCTGCTTCAACATCAGGAAATCCATTTTCAGCACGAGTTTCAATGTCAACAGTAATAAGACGAATCTTACTAGCGTCAAATTTAATTTCATCTTGAGGATACTTATCAGAAATATACTGATAGATATACCTTTCATTACCATAGACCTTAAAGTTGTCTATCTCACCATAGCTTTTTAAAAACTCCCTACAGTCAGAGACGAAACCAGGTTTAATTGGTTCGACATAATCACCATCGAGAGTTTTATGGTATGTTTTCTTTTTGGCAGGAACAAATAATGTGGGTTTGTATTTTTCACGAAACTGAATGTACTCACCATTATCATAAGCACGAACGAGGAACTGGTCCCCGATCATTTGTACATTAGTGTAAAATTTCATTCACTGGTAAGTTCGGTGTATGCTTCGAGAATAAATGTCTCTGGGTTAACTAGAGTTAGAATAGTATCGCTTTGAATTCTACACTTCTTATCGGAGGAAATATTCAGCACTTTCCAAGGTGTCAAACGATCCTTGTAGTCTCCATCAAAATCGTCATCTTGAATTACAAACTCATAAGGGTTTTCTAATTCACAGTCAGGCTCACCAATGTCAGCACCAACTTCCTCAATTCCAGCGATAATACACTTGTAGTCTTCTTTAAATACAATGACTTTAATTTGTGACATTATCGATTAGCTCCAGGTACATTGACTTGAGATCAGCAACTGGTTCAAAGATAGTTTGAACCGAGTTTGGGTTGACAATAAAGGTTGTCTCTTGCGTGAGTGGTTGCCAAGTAGCAAGAGATACTTGGGATGTATTTTCTGCGGTCTCTCCTGCATCTTCACTCAGCAACATGGTGGGTTGCATGATAACACGATATGGATTGTTGAACATATATTGACGAGCCTTGTCTTCAGGATCAATCAACTCTTTGATGTCAGCAATGATTTGATCATTACCGATAATGGCTACTCTAACAGACATAGTATGCTTTTTACCTCTTGGTATTATACCACAAAAATGGGGGGTGAACAACCCCCCGATATTTAGAACCAATCCTTGCGTTGATGATGCTCTGGAACTATCCTAGCTAGACATATTGAAAGGAGTCCATCCTCAAATTCTACACTCTTCACTTCTACATCCTCAGAGAGCGTCCATACCCTCGTAAAGGACCTCTGTGCTAGTCCCTTATGCTGATAGGTAGTCTCGGTCTCCTTGTCCTCTTTCTGACCCTCTACAAAGAGTTTGCCATCCTGTGTGTAGACAAACAACTCTGCCTTTTTAAACCCTGCCAGGGCGATCTCTAGCCTGGACTCTACAGAATTTATGGATACTAGGTTGTAGGGAGGATAGTTAGTAGTGGTCTCATGTAGTGAGTATAAACGATCAAAGTATTCGTTCATACCAATGCTGTTGCGATGAACACGATCCAAAAATTGGTCAATGTTAGACGCACCATACTTAGTAAGGTCGGTCATTTTTAGCTCCTTTAAAAGCGAGTTTATGTTGTGTGGACCCCGAAGGCATCCATCAATATTTATTAGACGACATTAAAAAACGGGGTAGCGAACCCCGTAATTTTTTATTCGGTTATCAGTAGTCCGAGATATCTACCAATTTAAAAGAATTAATGTTGTGATTGTCATGGATCTGAGGGATCGCTCCAGCAATAGTGTATGGTGCAGGATCAGCTACTTTGATCTCTACAGCAGACTGTGCCCTATTTACCATAGCAAATGAAGATGTGTAGTAATACTGGAGGTTTACTGCAAATTCAGAAATATACCTCCGAGCTTTAGTACCAGTCTTAGCGTTGGTGTAAAGGATGATGGTTGCTGTGGACTTGTTCTTAGAAAAGTGTGGAAGCAAGTGCTGACACCATGCCCTCATAGCATAAGTTGGATTGTCAACCGATAGGAGAATATAATCTCCCTTTACATAACCGGCTTTTGCCAACCAAGTTTGCCAATCTTCACGACTCCTAACAACAGTGATTCCACCAGATGTACCTTCTTCCAAGACATCATCAAGGATTTTGTTGACAATCTTGGTTATGGCACCTCCACGAGGAGAGAAGAAGCTCTCAGCTTGCAGTTCATTGTAAACGAGGTCTTCTACTGCAGATCTCTCTGGCAAGCATTCTCCAGCATTAACACAAGCAATCCCTGCCATAATAAAATCGTTAATGCATACCCCAGTGGATGCAGGACGCTGCTGACAGGCAAGAGAATTGGAAATGTAGCTAGTGATTGGACTACCGTTGTCATCGTATGAGAAGATAGCAACAATAATCCACCTCTCTCCAGCACGCTTTGCTGCAAGGATACGAGTCCTACCGTCTCTAGGACGATTGTCAGTACCAATACAAGGGGGGAAATCGTTATAAAGCCATCCATAGTTAATATATGAAACTTGCATTGCTTCAATCCGAGAGGTATTGTTCTGATCATCCCGGACAGCAAGGTTCCAATAATACTCATCCTCTTCATCGACGGTATCGAGATCAAGGAAAGAAAACTTGATGAATGTTGCGTTTTTTTGCTTAGGCTTGGGTAGGTTCTTTAACTGTGGATTTTCGAGATCCAGGATATCGCCAAAACCTTTTCTGGTGCGTTCTGTGTTAGTCATTAATTCTTTAGATAAAAATCTACGGTTGTACCGTTAGGTGTCTCGATAGCGAAAACTGTTGAGACATTATATTTAGTAGGTTCCTATCGCCGCTACTCCTGAACCTACTAAGGGGAGTACCGCAGTCAAGGTGGTCTCCCTCCCTGACCTCCATATTATACACCATTAAAAAAGGGGCGTCAAGCCCCCTATCTACTTTGGTAGCGAATCCGTCGTAGAGAGTCGCGCACGAAAGAGCGACGATCTATTTATTAACCTTCTTCGCCTTCAACTTTAACCTTACGACCAATGTTATACTTAGTCTCTAAAGCCCAATTCCCTTTATCTTTGTAGGATAAAACTTTAATCTGATTCAAAGGAGCAATATCCTCAATCATTTCAGCCACAACTACAGAAATTAATCCCCAATCAGCAAGGAGTTGTGTAATTCTATTACGGCGTTGAACATCATTAACAGTAAGATTTGCTTTCTTGCCATCAAGAGCAAACAATTCTTTAAAGTGAACAATGAAATATCTACCTTGCTTATGTAAGATATGACAAGACTGATATAATTTTTTTTCTTTACGAGATGCAACACCGATTCTAGTCAGAGTTTCTCGCACTTTTAAAAAATCGTCAGGTTCTCCTAGGACAACCTCAATCATGTTCTCAGGCGACCACTCAACGGTCGGCTCAATAACGACGCTCATGTCACAAAACAAAAACTTTTTATTATTTAGCTAAACTTCTTTTGATGTCCTCTAATGCAGGTTTTAAAGTATCGTATACATTTCTATATGCCATCGTATTAATAGTTCTCTTATACCAAAACTCATCTAACTTACAGTCTTTACCTGTAAAATCTTCATAGATTCCTAGAAAGACACTAAAGATATCCCATTGACTGTGTGGAAAATATTGTGGAGATAGGCAAACAAAGATATGATCATACTCATAATTACCATGATCATATTCTTCTGCCGTAGCAAATCCCCAGTCAGCATACTTACCAACATTATTACAAATAAATCTGTTCACAATACTTCTAGTATCATACTCATCTTTATCATTATTATGAATCCATGTCATAGCCTTCAATTTTCCTAAAGCATGTAAGTATCCTCCCCAACTACCCTCATCAACTTTCCCATAAGTTTTAGCATAATGATATTCAATGAGGTGACATGACAAGAACTGCAACCAAGTGTCCTCATCATCATCATCATTTTTTCCTGATTTATCATGATTAGTGAGTTGATCTAAGTATGCACCTGCCAGAAAATCATCATGGTGATCAATATTAACAATTTCCAGATCTTCTTTGTCAAGAAGTTCTTCGAGAATATAATCATGATCTAGTCCAAATGCAACTGTTGCATTTGGATTTGCATACAGAGCCTTAGTAAAAGTCTCAACCATATAATCAAAACACTTTTCATCTACGATCTCTTCTCTACAATTTAGATCAGGATAGGTCTTAAAATAATTTTCCCACTTTGTAAAAGCATGCCACTCATCCCAAAGTTCACCATTTTCATTAGGCCATTTCTCAATAGCAGGAAAACAATAATCAACATCAATGCTAAGAACTTTCATTTGATACCACCCGTATCCAATTTTTTACGAATAAAGTTTATTTGTTCTGAAGTCAGAATCTTTAAAGCTTGTTGTGCTTTTTCATTACTATAACCGTAATATTTTTTTACTAACTCAAGATCAACAATCTTGTCTTGCCGCAACCAAGGAGAGAATCTTTTCTTCTTCCTGATGCTATGTAGTAGGAATTGGTACTGCATATCTTTAGATAAATGAGCGTTCTTATTCATCTCATTTGCAAATAAGATTGCATCCAAATGTCCAGAGAGACAGCGGTTTATGATGTAAGGAGGATACTTTTTAATATCTTCAGGGTCCTCACTCAGATCTTCTTTGGTGAGGTTAATGGAATTAAGCCAGTCTTTTAATTCCATAACAAATAATTTCCAATAACGAGATAATCAATATCCATTTTTTTAAAAGAGGAAATGGCATCCTCTGGAGTCTCAATGATTGGTTCTCCACTTTGATTGAACGAGGTATTCAACAATACTGGTGGTTCAAGTTTAGAAAGAAGTTGATAGATTTTAGCATTCTGTTGCTCATTTACAGTTTGAATTCTACATGACTTATCCTTATGAGTAATTGCAGGAAGTTTTTTAGTGATGGAAGTTTGCGAGTACAACATATACGGACTCACAAAACCAGGATCAAAGTACTCACCAACTTTTTCTTCTAGCATTATACCAGCAAAAGGACGCCAGGTCTCTCTCTTTTTAACCCTATCATTCAGAATATCTTTGTTTTCAGATCTCTTAGGACTCATCAACAATGATCTAGATCCCAAAGACCTAGGACCATATTCTGACCTGCCTTGGAACCAACCAACGATCTTATCATCATCCAATTCTTTTGCTAGGAATTCACAGAGATCATCAAAATTATCATAATGCTTACAATTTTTTTCTTCTGGAACAAAGTCATCATAAGAGTTACCTAGTAGTGCAATGTTATGTGGCAACTCAATAGTTTCTTTAGATCTATAAACACCCCAAGCTGCTGCACCAAAATGAATTCCAGAGTCATTAGTAAACGGAGGAATATGAATATTACGGAACAATGGTTTCAGTATAGTATTTGCACATACATTAAGGAAAGTTCCTCCAGCAAAACAATTATCTTCTTCTAGATAGTCTTTTTTTAATTCATGAATAAGATACTCAAGACTTTTTTCAAACCAAAACTGAACATAGTATGCTTTATCCTCTACAGTTCCCTTCAGATTATTATACAACATTTCATAATCATAGAAATGCACTTCTGGCATTCCAGTTTCCCAACGATCAATATCAAAATTAGATGTAGGAAACAAGGTAGATATGCATGTGGGAGGTCCTTGCCCTTCTAACAATTTACCATAAGCTGACAATCCCATGATCTTACCTTCTTTTGGAGTTACATCAAAGTTTTGAGCAAACTGAATATTTTCTACTACCTCAGGTTTCAATTTAGACTCTTGCTGCATCAATTCTTTATGCTTATCATCATAAATCATCTGAGACATATTACAATAGAACTCACCAAATGAGTTCATACCTAGATCACCAGTTCCCCTAAAAAATCTAAAGATGCGTTTGCTCTTATCAAAATATCCAATACTATTATTCTCACCACCACGAGGGTGACCACTAGCAAAATCCCAAATCCCACTACCAAGTCCATCAAGAGTTAAGAAACTACCACTATTGAAAGGTGAAGAAAAGACTGTAGACGCTGCATGGCAAAGATGATGTGACAATAACCAAATCTCAGCATTAGGAAACTGTTCCTTAATCATCCTACTGCAAGTACCATCTACAAGCTGTTTCTGAAATATATCAGGATAAGCTATAGGGTAACAAACAACATCAATTTCTTCTTTTGTATATCCACCAAGAACATATTCAATAGACTTATATGGAAAATTACCGTCATCTTTAATACGAGTCAATCTTTCTTCATTAATGCTTCTAATATGAATTCCATTGATAAACAGAGTTGCTCCTGCATCATGAATATAAGTATCACTTTTGTCAAAAAGATTTGCATCCCAATCTAAGGCACCATAGATTCCAATAATTTTCATCAACCCACCTCATAATTCATAAGTACTAATTCTTTACGCTCTTGCTGCTCTTTCATGTACTCACCAACAGAACGCATCGTATAAGTCAGATCAAACTCTGCAGCATTCCAGTCTTTGAAGCGATGCTTAATAAGCTGACTAGAATTGTAACTGACAAGAGAGTCAAATGAATTAAAATTGCAATCCGAAGCGAATTTGTCATGGTCAAATCCTTTATGCATTGATCCTTTTTTGCCATATAAATTATCCTTAATTTCGTATGGTGGATCTAGATACATGAATATATCCCTCTCAGAACTCTCATCCATAAGATAATCATAGGGATGATTTGTGATAGACCAGTCCTTAATTAGTTCAGAAAATACTGGAAGTTTATCAATACCTCTGAAACTAAAATTACTATCCGAAGCTTGTTTAGAGAAAGAAGATGATTCAGTAAGACCACTGAAGGAACATTTATTTATGACATAAAAACTAACAGCTCGATGAAAGTTATCTTTCCCATCATTAAGATAATCTTTTGATTCAAGAAACAAAGACTTTGCACTAGCATGGTCAACATGACGATGCTTGAGTTGATTCAACTCATTACGCATCTCAATACCAGATGACTGTAGATGTTGCCAAAAGTTTACCAGAGGCTCATAAAGATCACTAACCCATACTGCAGTGTTAGGGTATCTCTTAGTCCATTCAATAGCAACAGATCCACCTCCCAAGAAGGGTTCGCGAAACTCATCGTATGATTTATCTGGCAGATAAGCAAACAATTTTTGCACTGCTCTAGATTTGCCGCCAGGGTATCTTAATGGAGTTTTATAGGATTTCATTTAAAGTTACACTCTACCATAATTTCAGTTAATGCTGCGAGAAGATTAATCTCCTGATCAGCTACGAACGCAATTTGATATTGATACTTAGCAATAATGAGCACAGCAGCAGCAATGCTAGGACCGTCCAAGGATGGAACAAGAGCGTCATACACACGACGAAGAAGTACACTAGAATCGTTGTCCAGATTAGAAACGACCCACTTCCTAACCGCCTGAAAATCTTTGTTCTTAAGTTTTTGAATAAGGTCATTTACTTTTACATCTCCAAATTCAGCAAGGATAGCTGAGTCAATTTTACCACCAACAGAGTATCTTTGACACTCATTTAATACACGACGCCAATCAGGGAAGTGCTTGTTAATAAGTTCTAGAAGAACCTTTTGATCATAGTCAACATTTTCTGTCTCAAGTATAGCCCTGAGACGGTTGAAGAATTCTGCTGCAATTGCTGGTTTTTTATTTCCGGTGATTCCAAACTCAATGACTGCACATCTGGAGTGGAGTGGGTCGATGAGTGTGTTTTTGTAGTTACAGGTAAAGATGAATCTGCAATTGTTATAAAATGCCTCAATGTTTGCCCTAAGGAGGAGCTGTACATCATGGGTTGTGTTATCAGCTTCGTCAATGATGATGACTTTGTGGTTAGCATCTGACGAAAGTGATACGGTCGAAGCAAAGTTCTTTGCTTGATTCCGCACCGTGTCAAGAAATCTTCCTTCATCGGATCCATTTATAATTATGTAGTCACAATTAAGTTGCTCACACAGAGCACGAGCTATAGTAGTTTTACCACAACCAGCAGGACCGGCAAGAAGAAGATTGGGAATCTCCCCCTGCTTAAGAAACTCACTGAAAGTTTTTTTAGTAGACTCAGGAAGGATACACTCATCAATAGTTTTAGGACGATATTTTTCGACCCAAAGAAATTCATTACGCATGTTCTTTTTTCACCAAAGTAAATGAGTTGTCATCATTAGGAATCCATTCTAACAAATCCCCTTCTTTCCATCCAATCTCTTCAAGAAACTTTTCGGGGAATGTTAGAATTCCGTTTTCATCAACGGTCAAAGTAGTTTTCATTGAGAATAATTAATAACAAATTTATCTTTTAAGTGCCAGTGAATATCATCATGCACTTGTTGCATTGCATTGTGTTTGATTGCCCAGTAATCATCATCCTCGTTGATGAGGACAGTGACTTGGGTTTTCACATCAACCCTAATTGCTTTCATTACACCCACTCAGGTTTACGGTTGGGGAGACGAAGATAATTATCGCACACCCATGGTTTAGATGCAACATACATCTTATATTTGTCAAAGATGGATATTGAAGTGTCAAGCTTGAACTCATCAGGTCCTGCAAAGACAAAAGGAGTGTGATCATCCCACTTCACATAAGGAATGATCTCGTCAGCAGCAAGGAGAGTCCTATAGCAGGTATGGTTTTTTCCATACCGATTGTAATACTCGTCACATAATGCAACACCATGCTCAAGCAACCAGCGAGCATTTGCTATAGTCTCGTTTGCCCACTTAGTGCAGGGGTGATTACGGAACGCTCCTTTCTCTGTAGCATAGGCGTTGCCATCTGCCTTAGGCAAAGTACCATAACCATGGCCCCACTTGTCTGAGGCGACTATAGCGAGCATCTGGCAGGTCTCCAGAGGCATCTTGACAATGTGCTTGTCGGGTAGAACCTCAGCAGACTTGTGAGGAGATTCATCCGTAACAAAGATATTCATACCAAATTAAACGAGATAATGACCCTTTCTTCTATACTATCATGTGGAGGAGCCATGTGCATCAGGTTAGAAGGGAAGATTATTAAATCACCTTCTTTGCATGCAATGGAATTACATGCATGAGTTCCAGTCTCGTCATTGAACGGAGAAAAGAAAAGAGTGCCTGAGTGATCCTCAGACATTTTAGCATAAAAAACACAAGAGTACCCTAGAGCCCCATGATCATGGGGGACATGATAATCTCTTGCGTTATACCTCTGACACCACATATTAGAGATGCCAGTAAATTTATAAAATGATATCTTACAGAATTCTTGTAGGTATGGTTCTAATATTTTAAAAATATTTTCCTTGTACTTAGCATCAGTCTCTTCAAAATAATCTGTAAATCCAATATGCTTTTCTGCATCATTTGAAGAAGGGATGGAAAGGAGAATGCTCTCCTTAACCTGTTCCCATTCTCTAATAAAATATTGAGTTACAGAAATCTTAAACAGATCAACCTTCGTATGTTGAATCTGGTTCAAGTGCGATGAAGTAATCAAGGTTATAATTTGAATTAGTAAACTTAGAAAGAAGTTTCTTTGAAATTACGACATCGTAAGATCCAGGAATCAACTTGATGTTTTCAATCTTAAAGTTAAACTCAAAGGTCTTGTCAGTCTGACCAACAATCAAAGCATACTCATTAGAATTATCGTTCTTCTTATCACGGACGGTAAGAGTAATATTTTTACCATCACCGACAGCAGCTAAGTCAGGTAGTTGATAAACAGAAGATGCTTTCAGAAGCTTAGCAAGTTGTGACGATTCTAATTGAAAACGAACATCAATGCTAGGAAGAGAGATTTCTTTTTCAGGGGGAGTGATAATGACATCAGGATCGGCAAAAGCAAACTTAACCTTAGTGCTCTTACCCTCACGGATGATCATATAAGAGTCATGCTTGAGATCAATGTCAGGATCATTCATAAGACCCACACCGTTCAAAAACTGAGGTAGATCATAGATACCAAAGTCCTTCTCAAAGTTTTCGTCAACTTCTGCTTCTGCAAGAATGTTCTTCATTACAGAAATAGTACGGAGCTTAGATCCCTTCTTTACCAGAATAGACTGGTTGATAGAAGAAAAGTTTTCAAGCAAATCAATAGTTTTATCAGAAAGTTTCATATCCACGCTCGATAGTCTCCTGGTCTAAGCCATAAAAGTGATAGAGAAGAACAGCATAATGGATGATCTTCTTGATGTCCATTCTAGCAGATCCCTTCTTGTTATAACGGGATGCATACTTAAGAATGTTGCCACGACAGAACGCAGCACCGTCTCCACAGGATTCAATCAGATCAAGTGTCTGAATGCCGTTGGAAGCATTGTAGTGAGCACGATATGTGCCACTGATGTATTCTTTTACCTCTTCAAGAATTTTGTCTTCGTCATACTTATAAACATTCTTATACTGTTTAGGTTTTTCAACCTCATCGTTTTGCTTAGGCCAAGTAAACCCATCTGCAGTCAATTCATAATCATTGTTTTCTGGAGTGTATTCAAATCCACCATTTTGTTTTACCCATTCAAGCTCGTCATCTGGACCGTACATTTCATCATATAGAAAAGACCATGAACTCATTGTAGCACCTCCTTAGGTAAATTGCAAGTCGCGTATATTAAAACTCATTGAGATTCTAGTCACATCACTTTTGAATGGATAGACGCAGTGAGGAAGGTCACCAGGAAACATGTATAGGTCTCCTGTTTTTGGTGTTACTTTGGCATATCCAGGGCTGAAAGATGATTTACTATGGATAAACTCAAGCATGCCAGCAGCAAATGTATTAGTTTTATCAACCCACTGTTCCCGCTCTTTATCGATCTCCTCAGGAACATCAATGAATGCTACCACACTCAGATTACCATCATGAATGTGTAAAGGATTAAACTCATGCTGTTTCATGTAATTAATCCAAGGACCATTACCTAGATTATAAGTGAAATTGCCACCACCATGCCGAACCAGAGTACAGAATTCTATGATGTGGTATTCAACAAAACGGTTGAACGCAGGTTTGTCGTCTACAATTGCCTCATTTTGAATTTGGATATTGCCAGCAAGATCATAACCGACAGATTCACTATCTGTAGATTTGCTAGCAATATCTTTGAGCATTGAAAGATGTTCCTCCGACATAGCAGTGTGATAAATCGGAGGACCAAAAAAGTTAAGAATCATTTTCTTCAGCATTAAGAGTAAAATCTACATCAGCGTCAACTTTGTCATAGAGTTCTAGGAACGCCTGTTTTGTCTCATCATCAAAACGATTCACACAAACTTCAATAGCTTTCTGCTTATCGTTCCAAATGGAATAAGCACGAGCAATGTGAACCAAACGGCGGGTAGAAATAACCTCCTCAATACCACCATCGTAGAAGGTCTTACGGATAATGTCTGCCCAGTCACAGAGACGCTTACAGAAGTCCTTATCACTACAGAGTGCTGTAAGAATCTTCTGCTCTACTGTGGATGGGGGATAAGACTGCTCAAAGGTTACAGGGAACCTCTCAAGAAATGCTTCATTCAATACATTAGTACCAATAAAACGACCATCTTCAGATCCCTTACCTTTAGTATTGGCAGTAGCTATTACATTGAATCCTTTTACGGGTTGAACATACTTACCAATCTTCTTCAAAAACACACCCTTGCCTTCAAGGATGGATTGGAGACAGAGGATTTTGTTAGATGCAAGATCAACTTCATCTAGAAGCAACACAGCTCCCCGTGAAAGAGCCTCCACGACGGGTCCATTATGCCAGACAGTTTCGCCATTAACAAGACGAAACCCACCAATAAGATCATCTTCGTCAGTCTCAATTGTGATGTTAACACGAATGAGTTCTCTATTTAGAGAAGCACATGCTTGTTCGACAGAGAGTGTCTTACCATTACCAGAGAGTCCTGTGATAAAGCAAGGATAGAATTCACCTGATTTGATAATTTTTTTCACATCGGAAAAGTTACCAAAGGGAACATATTGAGGATCTTTGGGGGGAATAAGATTTTGAATTTCCAAAGAAGGAATGGCTGATGGTGCAGTGTAATTTTCTTCAAGCTTTTCTTGAATAGTCAAGTCCCATTTTCCACGAGAAACTTTAAACTGATCCAATCTCTTAGTAACTGTTTGATAGTTAGTTTCATTCAAAGCACACCATGCACGAATATCAGAACCAGTTACATTATCACCATAAAGTGCTTGGAGAGAAGTGCGGATGTAATCAGAAGATAGCGCCATGGTGTCTTTCGTTGATGTAGTTATTATAGGGCAGAGTGGGGCAGAGTCAGGGGCAGAGTGGTCAGTCATCAAATCGTCCATACTTGTACTTCATTGCTTGAAGAAACCAAGCATCGGTAAGAGACTTAGGACCATGTATTAATATTTGCACTTGTCTTTCTTTGAGAGATGGATCTGCCAGAGCTCTCTTTTTCCATTCCTGAATGTCTTTCATGCTACCAAAGAAATAAATTCATTTAAAATTCTCTTGTTCATTTTTTTACTAGACAAGGATCTTTTAAAAGCATTTTTTATAGTTGCCTTTGATGCTCCAGTGTTAACAGCAAACTCAGTACTATTAGAAAGAGATGAATTACCCACAACAAAGTAGGAATCATATCCAGCATTTTTAATAGTAAAGGTTTTTTCTTTCCTCCAACTACGGATTGCTTTCTCTTGATCTTCCCATCTATCAATGTATTGACGGATCATTGCCGAGTAAGACCCTCCGTGTTCCAAAATACGAAATCCAATAAAGTTTGTATTAGGGAAAGTTTCTTTTAAGTCAGTCAACATACACTTAGTAAACTGAGAGTAGATCCAAGAGAGAGGACGAACCGTTCCAGTTTTAAGATTTCTAAGAATAGTACTGTCACCAATCCTACGATTACGAACACTATAATCACATTCCCAACTACGCTTCATCATGACAGTCCGAGAGGGAACTTGTGCTTCACCATCGGTAAGAATAACACAATTTATTTTCTGCACTCCATTCCTTTTTTTAAAGTCAGGAATAATATAATGAAGAGTTATGATAGCTTCATTTAAAGGAGTACCTGATAAGTATAGACGAGCAGGACAAAGCCCAGAATGATCTGTAAAGGAGCTAGCAAGTCTCCAAATATTCATCATTTGACGATTAGCACTAGCATTATTTACATTACTAGTCAAAAGATTGAGCATGGAAAACTCATCACTAACAGATATCGTACCTTCTTTCTTTTCAATATTAGAGAAACGACCCGCTTTATAATTCCATTCAGAAGTAAATGCATATACATCATAAGGAATACCTACCTTACGACAGAACCAGATCAAATTATAGAGTTGTTTAATAGTTGGGATGAGAGAATTTGCCATAGATCCAGACCAATCCAAAACAAAAATTAATCCATGGTTCTTACCATCTGGAGTAGTAGTAACTTTTTTAAAAAGATCTTCATTATATTTGTAGGTATGCAGCTTAGAGCAATCCAAAACTCCAGTACGACTAGTTGTTGCACGAGCATAAGAATCTGCAGACTTCTTACATTCAAATTCTTTAATCAAATAATTAACTTCTTTGTTTGAATCTTTCTTAAATTTTTTAAATTCATCATCTTGACGAGCTAGCATATCAGTATAGTATGAGTGATATTCTTTACGCTCCTCAAACCACCTTTGCCATTCTTCCTCAGCATATTCGTGAATTTCTTTAGCAGAAATAACAGTATGATTCAAATCGATCTTAGGAATTGTCACATAATTATTTTCATGAACTTCCATATCAGCAAGATTCTTTAGATGATTCTCAAATGCCTCAGCAGTTTTAGACTCTTGTTCATCAACGGTCTCATCATCTTCACTTCCAGTTTCATCAGACTCGCTCGGTACTTGCTCGGTAACTTGCTCGGTCTCTCTATTCTCTTCCTCCCTTTTCGCTGCTTCTTCCAGCATCTCTTCATGCGTCATACCTTCTTGCTCAACTTCACTAGTAGTATTTCCCACTTGTGGTTGGATTTCTGGAGTGGAAGGTTCGTCATTCACAAAATCATTTAAAAGCTTTGCTGCCATCAAAGCGTCATCAAAAGTCTCAGCATTTTCAACGGCATCAACAACTACCATCTCTTTCTCAGAGAATTCAATATTGACATGAGTGCCCAGTTTAAAATGCAAATTTATCCTATCAGCAAAAGAAAACTTATCTAAATCCTCACCTTCAATATCGAAGAAGTCACTATCATTAAGGTCAGAATATCCACGATAAAATGTCTTACAAAGACCAGCATACCTACGCTTCATCAACTTTTCAATGCGAGCATCTTCAGTAATGTTCACAAAAGTTTGAGGTACATCACTCCATTCTAATTCTACAGACCAATTCCTAGGGTCTGTGAATAGAGCATGACCAACCTCATGAGATACCAAGAGATCATATACATCAACCGAAGATATCTTCCAATTAGGTAGAGTTAGTACACGACGAACTACATCAAACTGAGCAGTCTCAACAGCACGATGCTCAACAATTAGATTCTCAGTAGCGAGCAATCGTGCCAGTTTGCCTTTGATCTCGTGGAACATGCTACCTCTCTCGTATGTACCTATTATAAAACCCCTGACAGTAGTCAGAGGTCTTTAGTGGACAGTTTGTAATGCGTCTACCTACCCATCATACAAGCAACACTAACTCTCCAGAAAGGAGTATCTACTTTGATAGGAAGAGCATCATGAAGTTCGTTTGATCTAAAGACAACAAAATCTCCAGGCTCAAAAGTATAAGTACGATCCTCTATTTGTAGTTCACCTCCCCATGAGGGGTCCCATTGAGGAGTAAGAAATCCAACAACGCTCCAAATGTATTTACCTTTAGCATCACCGTCTGTATGGAAGACAGAAATATTTCCTTTTCTTTGTGCGTTGAATCCAATCGCACCTAGTGATCCAACTGGTAAAGTAAACCCATACTCTTCTTGTATTCTATCACGAAGAACACTCATCAAACAAATAAAGTATCCAGATAAGAAAGGACTGTGCATACCATTAGCATCCATAGCCACTGTTCTTGGATAATGCGTAAGTGGATCATCAATACCGCCATAAGCGCCACCAATTTTCCAAGTCGCTTCTCCCATCAAGTGCCCATATACTTGTTCGACATCAGCTTTAGATAAAAGATTTTTTACAATGTACATAATCTATCCTTCAACGGATGTTTTTTCACTCATGTAAGAGAACCCACCTTTCTTACTGAATTCTACCACATTATTAAATTTGTCCAGCATGTCTGCTTTGTGAGAAATCACAAAGGTATTTGCATCTTGAATAACGAATCTAATAATCTTAGTAAACTCATCCGTACCTACAGTATCTAGAGAGCTATCAAATACTTCATCTAGAATTAAGAGATTTGTATTAGCAGAGTTTTTAAACCTGGCAACTTCTCTCCAAGCAAAGAGAAGTGCCAAGTCAATTCTCATTTTCTCCCCCTCAGAAAACGAGGAATAAGTGAACTTATCATGGACCGGGCTTTGAATCGTCTCTCCAAATTCTTCGTCAAGATGTAAGTTGACATAAAAGTCCATCATCTGAAGATATCGGTTAACTTGCTTATTAATAAGGGGAAGATACTTTTTGATTATCTTTGTCTTTACTCCGCCATCTTTGAGCATAGAGTAAGCAAAATCATTGTATTTGACTTCCTCGTTTTTATCGGCAAGTTTCCCAAATACTACTTGAAGATCGTCCTTAAACCCATCTAACTTCTCATGTTCAGAATTTCTGTTTTGTAGCTGACTGGTAAGAGTTTGAATTTCCGATTGTAAATCTCTGACTTGGCGTTGAAATCCAGAAATCCTAACATTATTCTGAGAAATGTCATGTGTGAGTTCAGTAATCTCCGTTGATAATTTTTTGAAGTGACGCTCTTTATCTTCTTCTATCCGTATCGACTCCTCCAGTTTTAAGAAACCTTCTTGGAGTTCCTTTGCTTTAAATTGAGCGTCACTGATTTTATTTATTCTAAAATCTTCTTCGATAGATTGGGTACATGTAGGGCATACCGTATTCTCTGTGAAAAACTTATGCTCTTTAGTAATAGTCGCTACCTTATTAGATATCTTTCCTTTTAATCCACCAAGCTCACGAAGTTTTTTAGTTGCATTGTTATAATTACCTAACTCATTCTGCAGAGATTCTACCTGTAACGAAAGTTTTTTATTATTTTCGTCTGCTTCCAAAGCATCCTGAATGAGTCTCTCTACCTTTGTTTCGTTCTTATCAATATTATCTTTGTGCCTGGTCTCTAGATCTTCAATGAAAGATGATTGCATTGAAATCTTATCTTTAATATTAGACTTCTTTAGGGTAAGACTTTTAATAACCTCTCTAGACTGCCGAATATCCTCCTTCAGCAGGTTGTTCATAGCTGAGAAGATACGAATGTCAAGAAGGTCCTCAATCACCTCTCTACGGTGCGACTGAGACAACTGCATGAAGGGCACGAAGTTACTACTACCCAATATAACAATCTGAGTAAAAGATTTATAGTTTAGTTTAAGAATCTGATCTTCTACAATCTTTTGATTTGCTCTGTCATCAGCTTCTTTATTTTTCATTTCACCATCAACAAGAACATCAAACACATTTGGTTTGATGCCCCTACGAACCATATACTTTTTAGGTCCTACAGAAAACTCAACCTCAACTAAGCATCCCTTTTCATTGGAACTATTAACTAGTTGTGGTTTGTTAATCTTACGATATGGTTTATTGAATAGTGCAAAACATAATGCATCAAGCATTGTAGATTTTCCAGCACCGTTTGTACCTATAACCAATGTAGTGGAACTCTTATTGAGTTGAATTTCTGTCCACTGATCTCCAGTAGATAAAAAATTCTTCCATCTAATTTTTTCAAATGTTATCATCTTGTGAAGGTGGAATTACGATGTCTTGGGAGGTAATCACTGAATACTTATAATTATACAGCTCACAGGCTTTTATTGCAAGGTCTTCTTCAATCTCAATCGTTGACATTTCAACTCCATGATCTTCTTCAAGTTGCTGTGCATATCTAACTGCATCGTCTTCTTCCTCAAAGATAAAAAGGACCTTGTTTCCTCTACGATCTTTTACGGCATATGCCCCTTCTTCCTTTTTATCTTTCTCAGTCAATAAAAACATTATTCAACTTCACAAGCTTTTGAGTATAAAGAACCGAATAGGGTTTTAATTCTAGACTTATCAATATCTGTTTCAGTATCTTCAATACATCTATTTAAAATAGACATCGTATTCTCTTCTTCACTAATATCTAAATCTTCTCCATGTAACCATCCTTGATTATAATCAAAGTTTTCAATAACTTTGAGTTCTTCTACACCAACAGTATACAGTTTATCAATAAACTTTTCAAAGTCTTTTGGTTTTGTTTTTTTACGAACAATAACTTTAACGATTTTACCGGCATATTCTGAAGCATTAAACATCTGATGAGGAGTATCTTCATAATAGATGTTGTAGAACATATGATTGGGATTATCAACCTGTTCTAAATCGTATGTCTCAGTATCAAAGAGATGGAAGCCTCTAGGGTCGTTAACATCGTTCCAATACAATTCATAAGGATTTCCCAAATAAAAGACTTGACCATCGTTACTACGAGTGTGATAGTGTCCAGTAAATACACGATCAAATTTCCTCAAATACTCTGCTTCATATCCACGGTCTTGCATGAACCCACGATAAGCAGCAAACCCGTTAAGTTCTAAATGCCCAACAGCAATTTTTGCAGTGCTCTTATTAATAAGGTTTAGAGTTTGCTGTTCATTCTCTTTATTAATCCAAGAGATAAATGCAAATTTTGTACCACCAATCAAGTGCTCTGCATAATCAGTGATAGGGATGATGTTATCATACTCTCGTAATAATAAATCGATTGTATTAATTGAGTTATTATTTTTGTAATAGGCAGTATGATTACCCACAACAGTGTATACAGTGATCCCCATATCACGGAGACGATCGTAGTAATTCTCTTTAGCCCATTTGAGAGACCAGAAGTCAATGCTCCGACGATTGTCGAAAGTATCTCCCATATCGATAATAGTTGTGATACCCTCAGCAAGAAGAGTAGGAAAAAAGGTTTCATCATAAAATTTTAAAAAATAATCATGAAACAATTTACTGCCCTTACGAGCACCAAAGTGCTGATCAGTTATGATTCCAATTTTCATTTCAAATGATGTGGTTTGTGTTCTCTATCCATAGGTAAGGATGAAATTACTGGAGATTTAGTTTTGTTTTTAATGACAATAAATTTATCTGCAGCAAATGTACCAGCTATCTCAATCGCAATTTCATCACCATCATCCCATACTGGATCACCGTTCTTTTTACGCATGTCCATGGCACATGCTATTTCATCAATTAGATTTTGAGTCAGTTTCATTTACTTTACCTTGTTCTAGATCACGAAGTCTTTTACGCCAATACCCCCTATCAGAATTATCTCGACATGGGTCTGATTCTTTTACTTGCTTAGTAAGACGCTCTCTGTCGTTCATCTTGATGTCCTGTATTGAATGTTATCTTTGATGGTGTTGTAGTCGCTTGTAGACCCGTTAGCTCCATCTTCAATAACCATTACTTGATCATATCCAGTTCTTTCAATAATTTTTGTTTTAATTTCTAATTGCTTTTTTTCTTTCTGAATTCTACGAAGAAATGCGTAGTAAATAATCTGAGTAAAATATGCAAAAGGATTTGTTGATTTCTCTGGATTGAAGTTATGAATATATTGTACACAATTCTCAATACCATCACCAATCATATCCTCTCGGAACATATAGTTCACGAAGTTAGGTTTGTATGAAAGGTGCGTAGCAATCTTAAGAAAACAGTCACCCAAATAATTACTAATAGGTGGAGGAGTATCTCCATTCTCTTTAGCAAGTCTTGATTTGATGCGATATTCAACCATCGCATCTAACAATTCTTTATTATTTACATAATGTTCAGATCTTTTTTTAGGCATATCTGCTGTAGGTTCATGTTTATATTATAGCACAACTTGACAAACTATGCTTTTCTCTGTAGAATAACTTTGTCGAAGTTCAGAAGCACTGTATCTTAGCTTTGAAGCTTAAGCATGAGTTGCAATGCCTGCTCTAGGATCACACTCTAACTGTAGAAGCTGTTCTAGTTTTTCTTTTGCAGACTTAACGCTTCCTCTGTATCCCATTTTTTCAGATGGTTTTACTTTGCCGCTAGATCTAGTGTTGATTCCCATTCTATCTTCAGCAGCGTCAATTATATAATTTGTATAATAATCAATCATTTCATTATCACTCTCAACTTCTGTCATTGTAATAATTTGTCTCTTGTCAATAAAATAAAATTGATCATTAGGAACATGCATCCATGGTTCAACTCTTATAAAAGAGCCTCTTGGTCCATGTATTGTTTCAATACAGACAGGATCTTGTAAAATTAAAGTGTCGTCTTCTGAAGAAGTAATGGCAAAAATTTCTTCACCAGATACTAATTTGATACTCGCGTAAAAGTCATCGTTCATGCTTTTCCCTCAGGTTGATAGTTACCATATCATAATTAAATTTTTCTTCTTTGTAAATTTTAATTCTTTCAATGAGATGGTTTAATGTGTAATTTCTTTTGGAACGAAAAGTACAATCATCAGCAATATCATAAAGTGTTGCGCTAAATTTGTTAGTGCCTTTTCTAAGAACTCTACCAATCGATTGTAAATTTCTAATTCTTGATTTAGATGGAGATGCAAATATTACATTATGTAGATTTTTAATATTAATTCCAGTAGAAAAAGTTCCGTAAGAAGCAACAATGATTGAGTTGGTTTCAGTTTCAATAATGGAACGGGCTAGTTCTCTATCCTCAACATCTACTCCACCATGGATAAAGAAGACTTTCCGATTTTCTTCTATGTTTTTATTTATCATATCAAAAAGAACCCTTCCATGATCCTCAACTCTTGCAAAGAGTACTAGAGTATTTCCTTTTAAGTCTAAGCTTAAATTTTTAATAAATTTATTTCTTTTGTCGTGAGAAATTAAGTAATCAATTTCTTCTAAGTATGAATCAAATACTCTCTCATCATGTTTTAACAAAAGAATCTTAGCATTTAGTTTTGCCAGATACCCTTTGTTCATTAGTTCCTCGGTACGAACTAACTTGTAAGATGGTCCAAACAATCCCTCTAGCACCCACTTATGAGTTTGTGTTCCGTCTAGTGTGCCAGTAAAACCAAAACGATATTTTGCTTGATGTAACTTAGTCATGATATTAGTAAGAGACTTTGCCTTAAACAAATGAGCCTCATCGCCAATCACGACATTGAATCGTTCAAAATAACTTTTCTCCAACTTATAGATAGATTGCCAGGTTGTTATTACGACAGGTGATTTTGCCTCTCGTTCCTTACCTGCATAAATTTTTTGACAATATGAAGAAGCATCCCATCCATACTCCTCAAAGTCCTTATGCATCTGCTCTACCAGAGATGTCGTTGGAACAACTAGGAGGATATTTTGTTTGCGCTCTGTATAGTACCTCACGATTGAGTAAATCATCAAAGATTTGCCGGAGGCTGTTGGGCTTATCACTAACCTTCTATTGTGTCTTAGAGCATCGTATACTCCCTCTACTTGATAGTCACGAGGTTGACGATTACAAATAGTCAGCATATAATCTTTGATTCCTTCTTTAGAGATAAATTCATTCTCTTCGTAAGGTGTACCATAGAATTTATTATCGCAAAATTCATATTCATATCCTTGTCTTTTACAAAAGGATACCAACTTATCTAATAATCCAACATACAACTCTCTAGTATGTGTTGAGAATAATCTAATTTTTCCATCCCAGTATCTTTTACGATACTGATTCATGTACTTAGCACCTTCAATATCAAATGAAAAGTGATCAGATAATTCTTGATATACATGAGGCTCAGATTCAATCTTTAAAAAGACTTCATTCTTCTTGGACACGACTAACTTAGTCATCGTTACCCCGCACGAAAATTGTGCCAATCGATAATATTTTTAATCAGATATCCCCTGTTGCTTACCTGTTTGATAATATCTTCCAGGTATGTCAACATGACATCGTAGTATTTAATTTTTAAAGATGCTGTCTGAACTTTTTCATCAGCTAGCATATATCTTTGTACTGCATCTTTCTCCCTAACTTTGTAAGGAAAAGGATCGGTCTCATAAACCTTGGGATCTGATTTACCCGTATAATACAAGTGTCTTTCTAACTTAATCTTATTCTCTAAAGTTGTTGCTCTTTCTCTTAACAACTTTATATTGTTGTAGATATCAAAATATTTTGCATGAAGAGATGGAATCTTCGCTGCCTCATCATGTAAGTTGTCTTGATCAATCTGTGAGTCTTTCTCCCACATACTTTGTATAGTCTCAAGATCCATAAGTTAAGTCGCAGCTTCAATAGTGTAGAACAGATACTTAAATGTCACTGTTGCTGTAAAGTATGTATAATCAGTTTCGGTGGCAGTAAATTCGAGAGAACTCAGTGATACTGGGAACAAATCTCTAAATTTAACCCTAGCACTTACATTGAAATTGCTATTTAAAATAGCTAGAGTTCCATCACTAAACTGCTCTTTAGTATCTTTAGACCCGTCTGCAGCTGTAATTAAAGTCTTAAAGTCATCCACACTCTCAGGATATCCAAGACCATAGATCCAGTTATGAATTTCTAGATAATTTTCTAAATCTTCATCTACAATAAACTGTAGAGTGAGATCTTCAAATTGAATATTGTCACCAGGAAGGTCAATAGACTTCAAGTAGTTTCCAACCTTTACATTTCCTAATTGGATACCAGGAATCTTTGCACTGTTAGAAAAGAAATCTACTTTGGGAGTTTTTACAATATTGAATTTAAATCCCGTAGGAGACAGATAATTTTTGTTTTCTATCTGCTTGCCGAGGAAGGACATTTTTATTTTTATTTAGACAAAAAAAGAGACCCTTTCGGGTCTCTCACTTCCTTCACACGGAATCTCTATTCTATCATAAAAGCACCTCTTTGCATATCCTCTTACATTCCGGCGCACTTAACGAATCGCATTCTATCAAACATTCATAATAGTCATTCTCCCTTTGTTGCTGCTCTACAGCAAAGTCATCAGCAGTCTGTTCAAAATTTCTCCACTCATCTAATTGAGCTCGAGACAGTAAGTTATGCATTTGTCCACCTTAAGTTTAGAAATATAATATAAAGGGTTTTCAGATCATGGTAGTATCTAATTCTATTACTATTTAGTCAGCGTATGCTAACTTAATGAAGTAAACTAAAAATTCATAAAAAAAAGGACCTCCGAAGAGGTCCCAGTGTTAAGTATGTGAGATATAAATCACATGAGGTTCTTAACAACAGTACGCTGATAGTAGCGGTTGCTGTTAGAGGTGATGCGACCCAAACCTTGAGCGGTGCCTTCAGCGAAGGGGTTGGAGACAAGACCGTAGCGGGTCTTGAAGCCAATTTTGGGCTGGAAGCTGTTCTCACCAACGGCGCGAACCATTTGGAGGGGAACATAAGGACAGTAGAAGAGACCAGCGTCATAAGGGCTAGTACCCTTATAGCCAACAACATAGTACTGATTAGCAGCAGAGTTAGCAGCGAAGGGGTCGATGTAGACTCTGTACTTACCGTTGATAGTACCAGCGAAGGTGTTGCCGGTGTCGTCAACCTGAAGGTTAGCGTTAAGGGCAGGGGTGTAATCAAGTACACCAGCCATCGTCAGAGCGGAAGCAACATCAGCAGATGTCATGATGATGTTACCCTTCCCTCTACGAGTTCTTTGGGCGATTCTGTTAGCATCTCTTTCGATGTTAAACAGAAGACCTTTGAACTTCTCAACAGACCAGCGACCGTTGGAGTCAACATCGAGGTCGAAGAAACCAGCGTTGGCAACATTTGCCTGTGAACCAGCTTCAGCAGTTTTGTAGATGGTACGAATAACTTCGCGGTTGATTTCAGCAAGGATTTCGCTAGACAGGATGTTAGCGAGTTCTGCTTCAGCGTTAAGACCGTGGATAGCACGAAGGTCTTGTGCCAATTCCATGCTGTACTCTGCTTTCAGAGCACGGGACTTAGCGGTAACAGTGACTTTCTCGATCGAGAATGCCATCTCGTTGAAGTCGCCATTGCTGCCGTCTCCGAGTGCCTCAGAGTCGCCAGTAGCCATACCTTGACCCAGTGAATACTGAGATTGTACAGCGTCGGAAGCAGTGCCTTCGAGGATTGCGGGGTTAGTACCACGCTGAACGCCAGTAGAACCGAAACCAACAGTACCGTCGTCATCAACAGCAGAGGTGTAATCACCTTGTGTTGCCTGACCGATGTTTGTACCTGCCTTGTTGGCAGAGAATGCGGAATCTGGCTCGTCGAAGAACGACTCAGTACCAGCCTGATTGGTGTAGCGTGAACGCATTGCGAAGATCAGTCCTGTAGGACCGTTCATCGGCTGAACGCCAGCGAGTTCATAAGCAACCAGATTCGGCATCGAGCGGCGAATCAGGCTGATCAGAACGGGATCGAAACCGGCGGTAGGACCAGCAGCAGCAGAACCGCCACTGAAAGCACCAGAAGCACCTACAGCGTTGCCGCTGTTAGTAGGAGCAGCTTCTGAGAGCATACCATTGCCGCTTTCAAAAGCAGATTGCTCTTTGAGGAAACGCTCTTGGTTCTCAAGGAGAACAGCAGTTGTAGAACGACGGTGCGCGTCCTTAATAGGATCAACGCCTTCGGCGTCGAGAAGTGGACCCCACTTCTCCATTAATGATTCTTGATTGTACATTAGATTTAGTGTTTAAATTTGCGGAGTTTTTTACTTCATCCCAAGGGCTTTCAAATACTGGGTCATTGAAGCAGATGCCTCAACACCAGTCTCTGAGGTCACGCCCTCAGACAGTGTTTCCACTTTGTTAGAAACTGACTTTTGCTCACCGGGAAAATACGATTCCTTCAGTGTAACCAGCTTCTCACGATAAGATTCTTCACCCTCAAACTCAACACCTTCAGACAATGCGATTAGTTTCTCTCTTTGTGTTACAGCAAGACCCTCGGTTACTTCACGGAAAATTCCATCAGCTGTAGATTCGCCAAGGCGCTTGTTAAGAGAAATGTTAGCTTCGATCTGTTCGTTAAGTCTGCCTTCCATTTCATCAAGTTTGGAGACCATACTCTCCAAGACATCATATTTCTCATCAGGGATGTGTACATAATGATCTTCAAATAGACCTCTCATTCCTTGCAGGAACGATTCGGTCATTTCGGTCTTGAGACCGTGCTCAACTTCAATCTTGTTCTCGGAGATCCACTCTTCAGAAACATACTCAAGGTATGCATCGACGCGCTCTACGAGTTCTGACTTAACAGACTCAAGATGTTCGGTAAGTTGCTCTTCGTATTGTGCAGCCATCTCTTCTTGGACTTCGGTTACTTTAGCAGTAACTACAGCCTCAAAGATTGTGCGGGCTTTTAATTGAAACTCTTCGGAAAGTTCTTCGCCGCCAAAAAGGGCAGAAAGATCTTCTTCAATATCAACAGAAGGAGTTGCCTCCTCTTGCGTGGACTCATCTTCAGCTACAACTTCTTGCTCGCCTTCTACTTCGACGGTATCGCCAGCAGAAAGACTTTGCATTGGTTCGGCAGCTTTAGCGCCACGATTTACGACATCTTTAACAGTTTTAACTTTGGGTTCTGCGAGTTTCGCTGAATCATCGTCGGCTTTGTAGTTCTCGGGGGTAGGCCCACCAAGATCTTGTACAGCAGCCAAACCAGTTCCAGGATCAGAAAGCTTAGGCATAGCCTCAGCTCCTTTCGCACCCCTTGTTACGGGATTTTCCATTTCTTGTAATTCCTTAGCGGACATTGGTGAACTCTCCGATTAGATCGTTATCTAGATATAATCTATATTTATTTATAAATTAGAGACTTGACAGGAACTTGTTGAATAATGCCAACTTGTTCTCCTGCAATGCTCTTTCATCAACTAGGGTATTAATTTGCTTGTATGTCTTCTCCACGAGTTTTTCGCGGACAATACTACCATCCATTACCCAGTCTTTTCCTTCCATGATTCCCGATACAAATGCATCAGGTGCGGAGGGGTCTGCTACAATATCAGCAGCAGTTGCAAGCATAAAATCGTTAGAAACGATCTTAATACCATTCTCATTTACCGCTAAAGTTCCAAGACCACGGGAAGAAACTCCCAACTTGACACCTTCATCAATAAGATTTTGTGCAATCTTACCCATGGGGGTGTTGAGAATTTTAGCTTTACCTACAAAATTAGTTCCCTCTTCTCTGAGAGATGTAATTTTATGAGATACGCGATCCAGGTTGAGGGTAGGTCCTTCAGGATGTCCAAGTTCTCCAAGAGCTCTGCCTTTACCGACAAAACTTTCGTTGTAACGACTGACTTCCCTACGGAGAGTATCCATAGGATACATCCGACCATTGCGGTTCTGGATGTCACCCTGTAGGAAAACTCCCTCAATATACATTGATTTCACGCCTTTGCGTTCTTCAACGATAACTTCAACCTGTTCGATTTCTTCCGTGATAAGTTTCATTGTTTTTATGCGGTAAATCCTACTTTTGCACCTTTTACTGTTGTGGCACTAGCAAACACACATTGCGTTGGTTGTTTTTCCAAAAATTCAACCGAACCTGCTGCCATCGTCATAGAACCAATAGCAGTTCCACTTTGAGTTTCAACAAGACTTACGACTGCCGTAGCTGCTGCAGTATTTACTAAACGAACAACTGTTGCTTGAGTAAAACTAGTTGCGGCACCAGTTGTTGTCGGACAAGCAATTTCTGCTCCCTTTAATAAGGTTCTTGCCATTATTCTTGGTCCTCGGTTTCTTGAGATGGTTCACCAAATAAATTAGCTGCAGATGGTTGACGCAAAGCGTCTACTTTAGAGGCAGCTTTTTGGTAAAGGAGATCTTTAATTTGGTCACTAATATTCACAGCAGACGAATCCGTCGCAATCATATTTACTAGTTCTTCCATGGATATAAGTCAGATATATAACTTATTTATCAGATTTCCCCTTCTGATGCTTTTGGTAATTGGGGTTGCGGAGATTGACCTGGCAATGCATTAGGGTCTTCTTGTCCCTGTAGCATTGGGTCTCCTGCTTCCATCTCAAGCATTTGTTGATTTGGATCTGGGAGAACTCCAGACGCAATTTCTTCTTCAATTTGTTGATCAATCTCAACAATTTCTTGATCTCTTTGGCGCAGAACTTGACGCCGAATATACTCGGTAGAGTAATAGCGTCCTGCATAAGGTTCAATCATTGCAAGAAGTCCTAAACGACCTTCAAGTAATTCTTTATCTTTAAGCTCTGCAAAGTGATTATCATATAAGAAGTCAAACTGAATGTGCTCAGACATCACTTCCCAATCTGAGGGAGTAACAACATTCTTAAGGAGTAGTTGTGTCTTGAGCATATCCATAAACATTGCACTAAAACGCTTACGGAGACGACCAACAAACTTAGAGAACTTTAGTTCATCTCTTAAAATTTCAGAAGAACGACCGAGATTGAAACCATCACCAGAACCAGCGATTCTAGATTCAGGCACACCTAAAGATCTATAGAGTTTGGATTGGAAGTATTCAATATCAGCAAGTTCGCCAAGATTTTGACCACCAGGAAGTGTGGTAATTTCTGTGCCACGACCACCCTCACGGCGAGGAAGCCAGAAGTCTTCCAGCATACTCATCATTTTTTTGTCGTCACGAATCTCACCGCTGTTGGAATCATACACCAACTTATTACGGTAGCGCATCATTACTTCACGAAGGTATTGCTCTGCTTTTACCTTAGGAAGATTGCCAACATCAATGTAGAAAATACGGCGCTCTGGTGCGCGTGACAATCTATAGATGACAAGAGAATCTTCAATCATTCTAAGTTGATTGAGAGACTTGATTGCCTTGTGAAGATATGAAAGACCTGATCCTTTATTTCTATCTACAAGACCAGAAGTGCAATATGTAATAGCATCTTTTGAAATCTTAATTCCCTTCATAGCAGTGCTACCACCAGGGGAAGCAATGTTTGTTGGGTATTGGGGTTTGGGAGTATACATGAAATACTCCTCAATTTCTGGGAAGTATACTTTTTGTTCTTCTCTTACACCACCGCTATTGAAAATATCATTCCGATCATCTTTTTTCTTTTCTTTACGCACATAGCGCATTTTGAGAGGGTCAATATATCTAAGCTCTTGAATACCTTCTTTTGGATTTTGAATGTCAATTACTTTATTGTAGTATAGTCTACCATCGACATACCAATTTCTAAAAATCTCATGAGACTTGAGATCAAAGTCTAAAAGATCTTTAATGTGCTTAAATTCTTTGCGGATGATATTTTTAATACCATCACTCGCATTAAGATTTTCTAGATCAATCTCTACTGGAGAATCATTTTGATCCGAAACAATAGCTTCATTTACAACATCTTCGATCGCATTATCCACCTCTGGGTGGAGAGACATCTCTCTATATCTTCTGATCAGTTCATGCTCTGATTTGTAGATACCTTCAATATCTACAACTTGACTAGAAAAACCCCCTTGGATATAGTAATCAGCCCCACCCTCACCTGTAGTGGGAATGGGACTGACTACACCCTTGGGGGTCTTTTCATTATCTTCAATAGAAAATCCGAAGAGTTTCGACATTTTAAATATTTTGTCTTTGATATCAAAGACTATTTATCAAGCGACATCTCCACCATTTCCGGCAGATTCCCACCACTGTACTTGAAGAGTAACTGTGAACTCTTCAACAGCGTCTGCAGAATCGTAAGATAGGTCTAACTGTGAGATGTTAGTTGGGAAGACACTATAGAATTTATAGGTTCTAAGAACGGGAAGATTTTGATCCGATTCCTGAGAATTAGGTGCAACCGCAGATCTGCCTAATTGATAAACATATGCATCTTTGGTGTAGCTTTCAGGATTAGTAGTACCCGAATTATCAGATACTTTCGACATAGAATTCATCCATCTCTCAAAAGAAGAGCGGATTGCAAAGTCCGTGTCGTTAATAACTGTAATAGTCCATTCGTCAAAGGTTCTGTCACCAGCGATCTTAAGAGTACGACCTCTAAAAGGAACACTAATTGGTGCAATGTTTGACGCGGGAAGAGCAGCTGCCTTCACAAGAAATCTTGCTTTTGCATCAAGATCATTTACTGAGGAATCTACTACTCCATCTGGAAATGCCAAGACCACCTCAAAGAGGTTAGGTCTTGCAATACCACCAGACAGTCTTGACTTAAACTTGTCAATTGTCCTGTCTGAAGTCTTTGGGGGATTTTGTTGGTTGATAGCCATTGTTTGGGTTCTCCTATGAGTTTAGTATAAGGCGATCAAACTCGACCAATAACTTCTTCAAAACTGACTCCGGTGCGGGTAGCAACGAATGTCAGACCGATGAAGTTAATCGACCTAGCAGGTTTGATAAAGATGTCAGCAACAAATTCGTTGTTGTCAATTACCGCAGCAGTGTTATTTGTCTCATCGCAAATTACTACGAAATCGGTAACACCTCTCTTAGATTGTACATCGCGAAGGAAAGGTTCAACAATATTCAAGAAGTTGAGTCTCGTAATCTCATCGTTGAACTCAAAGAGTTGATCTCTTGCAGCGGCTGAGATTGCTTTCTCTAAGTAAATAAACAGACGACGGACATTGATTCTGTCGAATGCTGAGGATTTACCAAGAGCTGTCTTATCACCGAAGAGGACAATACCAGCACCGGGCGAGAAGATTACAGGGTTAACTCTTGCGGAGTATAACTTATCTCTTTCAGCTTGTGAGGGGGTGTACGCTAATTTTACAGCGTTGAGGATTGCGCCTCTTGTAGTTCCACCCGGCGAGAACCAGGGGAAGTTATTGATATCATTCCTAGCACAAAGGCCAGCAATATCACCATTAAGGGGTACATAACGGAACGCTTTACTAAAGCGATCATACATGTACTTATAACCACTATCAAGAATAGCGTAAGAAGATGAGGATACTGAAGAGTAGAATGCAGTTACAGCGGAAGTAACAGTATCGGAACTTAGCGTTAGGTCTTCTCCATCTCCAGATGTAGCAAGGAATGCTTGTCTATGGGGAGAGATGCATGCAACACAATCTTTTCTAAGTTCTGCGACTGCAATTAGTTTATTTGCAAGAGCTTGTGATGCCTCTCTACCGTGAGCAGCAGATCCCATCATCAGGAAATCTAACTCGTATGCATCTTTATTTGCAAGAAGATCATAACCACTAGAAAGGTCTCCTACGCTTACGCTAAGAGCACCTGTACTATTGATTCCAGATTTGCCGCCGTAGTTAAGACCATTAGCAAATGATGCTTGATAGTTTCCGATGGAAGCGAAAGAAACATTCTCAGTGTCTTGATCCCATGCAACATCAGTCTTAGGATCAAAGTCTGCATCCAGGTCTGTTGTTACAATACCTGCAGGAGCTCCACCACCAAATGCATACTGACTAGCAACTTCAAGAAGTTTTCTCCAGTAAGAAGAAGAACCAGCAGAGTATACGGAATCTTTTGCTTTAGATGCTGAGATATACTTCTCAAGAAGTGTACCAGCGTTACCGGTAATTTTACCAGCATCGTCAATTAGGGCAACATGAACTTCATCGTTCTTGGCGTTTCTAGCTGCAGCGAATGAAGAAGTACCGGGTCTATCTGCAAGGGAGTTCCAAGCAATTGTAGATCCGTTGCTAAGAGTGATGGTTTGACTATCGAACCAATCGGTAGCACCAGTGTAATCAATGTCTCCGTCATATGCTGCAGCTGCAGTCCAACGAGCATCTCCACTAGTAATACCTGCACCAGTCAGAGCTGTGAAGAAATCACTGGATGCGAAACTAGAACCGTAAGCAACTGTTCCTGATACCCAACCATTTTTAGAAGCACCTACACTGGACTGAACATGCAGTGAGAATGAACCAGTGTTCTGGAATTCGTAAACTCCACCAGGAGTATACTCAACAGAAGTTTCTGTTCCAGCAGAACTGACATGTGATACAAGCTTGACTGAAACTTGACCCGAACCAACTTCTGTGATTACACCCTTAAGGTATCCATCAAGCAGTGAGGTAGCGCCAACACCAGCAACAACTGTTCCAGCAGGTACTGCCTGAGTGACACCCAGACCTACAGTCAGATCAATATCTGAAATACCGTTTTCGTATCCGGCAACAGCAGCAAGACCGCCATTAGCAGTAGAAGAAAATCCAAGAACAGCACTAGTGTCAACACCAGTGATGACTTGATCTGCAAGACCGTCTAGAACGGCAACCTTAATTCCATTTGCCCAGGAACCAGGGTTTCTAGCAGCAAGAACAACATTACTAATGTTGTTTTCAGAATATCCTTTATTGATATAATCGTCTACGCTTTTAATCGTGACGCTGCTAGCAGTACCAACAAAGGAGTTCTTGAGCTCTGTATCGTTAGATCTAACAACGCGAAGTACGCCGCCATATGCTAGGTACGATGAAGCTGTCAACCAATATTCGTAGTGGTTGCTGTCTTTGTATGGTGAACCGAAGGTCTCTAGAAGATCCGCCTCGGTTTCGATAAGTGTGGGTTTCTCGACTGGTCCTTTTGCAAAGGGAGCTACGATACCTGCAGCTAGAGTAGAAGTGGGGTCTACTCTACCTTGGGTTAGGTCAACTTCCTTTACGACAATTCCAGGAGATGCTAGGTTGAGCGGCATCTTTAACTCCCAATAGAATCCAATTTTGTCTACTAATATTTAGAGTTTAGACCTTTTTGAGTGGGGAAACCATACATGAACACTACCAATCTGGATAGCACCAATACAATAATCTATCTTTTTGTTTCCTTGTCATAACTACTCTTTCTTTAGTGCATGACTTGCATTCATATGAATATGCTGATGGAGAATCACCTCTATCTTTATGAGTTCTATAAAAATCATTCATCAAATCTTTCATCTTATTGCAAGTCCTACATTTCCTTTCAGAAAGATATAGATGACCTAACTCAAATTCATCATCTAGTTCCATCAATTGTAATCCCACATATAAGACATGTCACCATATGTTGATGACATCTCCTTATCTACAGTCCACCTATCTCCACCTTCAACAAATGACTCATCATCTAATCCATCACTGATAAATCCAAAAGGTGCCATATCTTGTTCGATCTGATCTTTCTGATCTTCATAGATTCTCTTGCGGACATCATTGTCCGTCATCTCTCTGAAGTAATCTTGAGCCACTAACCATGCAAAAATAACCAAACACATTGCAAGGTCATCGTGACATCCATCTTCCGCTTCCCACGATTGTTTTTTCTGAATAAATGTTGTCAATTCTGCAATGATATCATAATCACTGGTTACTAGCTTATCTTCTTCTATTAATGCCTTTAGATTTGAACAACCAGTCTTCTTTACAGCAGCAGTCATTCGGACACCCAGTTGGGTTTTCTTACCACTGAAACCTGTACCTACTTGTTGACCTGCTCTACCTCTCATAGAGCACATCAGCATATTCTCATATTCTAGATCGTATTGTAAAATTGATGAAACCTGTTCTCCAATATCATTAACCTCAACCAATACATAAGCATTGTTATAAGCTTTCGCCATATCCAAAATAATATTTGGGAATAGCATGGGCTTAATTTCATTATTCTTATATCTTGCTACAGTTTTATATGGGAACTCTGAAATATCAAAAATTACAAATGCCGAATAGTCATGATCAATGCCACGCGCAGTGTCAACAGTTACGATATAATCACGATCCTTCTGTGGTTTTTCATATACCACGAGTCCCTTTCCATTATTCTGTATTGGATCGTCAAAAACAAGGTTTCTTAATTTAGCAACACTAATCAAAGTGTCAACAGATCCAAGGAATTCACACTCAAACTCAACTTTGAACTGCTGATCTGAGGTGTTGGCAATGGTCTGTGCTTTCCATTTAGCATCCCTACCAGGGACTTCAGACCAGTGAACTTCTGTAGCCGTATATTCGTTCTTCCCTCTCTGTGCATCGTGCCAGTATCTGTAAAAATGGTTCATGCCGTGAGGCGTTGAAACCATGATTACCTTTGTGCTTTTACCAGAAGTAATAGTAGGATAAACAGAGGCAAAGAACGACTCTGCAATATGATTTGGAACGAACGCAAACTCATCGAGGAAGATGATATTAAACGACATACCTCGGACAGCACTTGCAGATGTAGATGCTGCCAATATCTTACTGCCATTTTCTAGCTCCATGCTGCCTTTATTCCAGGATAGAATACCCTGTTGCATCCACTTTGGCAAGTTCTCGTATGCAGTTTGTAACCTACTTAAAAGCTCTCTTGCTGTTGCTGCTTTGTTGGCAAGTATACCGACATTGACACTATCGTTAAAAACAATGAAATGTAAAAGATAAGATACGCAAGTTGTAGACTTACCAGTCTGTCTTGGCATCTTACAGATATTAAATCGTTTCTCATGGAAGTTGCGGATTAATTTTTCTTGAAATCCCCACATCTTAAAAGGTACAAGACCTTCATCCAGAGAAACAATTTTTACATAGTTCTTTGCAAAATATACTGGGTCATCTTTACATTTTAAATATTCTTTGACATCTTCTTTGGAAAATTCTACAGAAGTATTTGCTTTTTTTAGGTTAGGATTACCTAAGTAAATTTCATTTGAAGACATTATTTTCTATAAGGTAGTGGCCAAGTAATATGCATTGCAAAGCATAGCAATGAGACAAAAGAAAATACAAATATTACACTCATGATCTTAATTTTATATCGCAGGTTAGTTCGCAGTTTTCGCCTTGAAACTCAGAGTCTGGGATAAAGGGAGCAGATCCACAGACAGCACTTCTACACCACCGTGTTATGTCACTTTCATATTTCTTTTCAGTATTATTTTGCTCACCCATTCGATTCTCTTTCATCAACTCCTAGTATATAGTAGATACAATAGAATGCCCCTGCGAGAGCAAGTGCTACCATAAAGATCACTGACCATACAGGATCGTTTACATTAGTATGTGGTTGTAATAGTAAATTCATGATTTTAACCACCTAAGTCTAGAAGTATCTTTCCGTTTTTCTTTCATTAGAAATCTATTAAAAGACTTCCCACCATGCTCCTTAATTTTAACACGCTTATTCTTATGATCACCACCAAATAATTTACCATAGGTAATCACTGGTTTAGGATCTTTAAATGTTTTGGGGTCAGACAGTTCAAGATTTCTCTTCAAAAGTTTTTTAACTCTTGAAGTCTGCTCTACATTTTCTGGGAATTGATTATCAACATACGCATCATGATAAACATTAGTAGCTCGATTTTTTATTTCTTGCTCTTTATATTTCTTTTGATCTGGGGGTAGTGCTGCAATTTCTAAAGCAGAAGTAACCTCAAATAACAATACTCTTTTGATTGGTTTGGGAAGTGCTTCTAAAACTTTAGATATAGATTCCATATTATTTTGATTCGTGGGTTTTTTATTTTTACTTTTCCACTTTTCAATCAGAGTAGATTCTTTGACATTGAAGTTTGATCCCATCTTTTTTGCACCACCTTTGATAACTGTCTCAAAGTGAACTACCGGAGCTTTTCTTCCTGGGAGACTGGCGGTTTGACCACCTGATGCTACCCCAGACGCAAGAGCTCCAACAGGACCTAACTGATCGAAAATTGTTTGTACCTCTTTACTCCATTCTGATCCATTACCACCTAGAGCATTTACAAGCATTTCAGTTGCACCAGCAACTTGTTTAACTATTGGTTTATTGGCAATGTCTGCACTATCTCCAAATCCATAGGTATCTTGAAGTACGATATCATCTCCACGAATTACAGCACTTTGAATATTATTATGGGTTCCTTTTAAACCAAGATTACTACTGCTTGATGTAGACTTATTAATGTAGTCTTTTAAGCTCCCATCAACTGTGGGATTGTAATTGTTTACAGCATCTTGAAGTGCATTCATAGAACTAGGTGATAACTTAGTTTGAATTGGATTAGATGCAGAACCAGAAGCTCCATCCGCTATAGTTGCACGAACCTCACCGGATTTAGCTGGTATAATATTTCCTTCTGCTGCATTTTTCTGCAATACCTCTTGGGTCTGACCAAGCAATCCAATCCCATCAATAATTCCACTCACTGCATCTGCAATAGGTCCAGAAACATCTGATATACCTGAGGATTCTAAAGCATCTCCAATTGCATTTTCCATATCACTAAGAGTATTTACAATATTCATACCAATATCACCAACTGCGGATTTTAGAGACTCAAACATCCCCTTAATTGCCCCAGGATAATAACTTGGATCGCCAATACCATCCCGACTTATAACCGAAGCGACTCTTTTTGATTGCGATCTTACACCTACATCAGTCATTACTGGATGTCCTTTGGGAATCCCACTCCCATCAACTGGAATCAATAATGAATACGCATATAAAACTCTTGATGCATGGGGTGCAACATTACTTGTACCAGGTGGGTAATATGCGGCACCACCTCTGCACTGACCAAGCAAACAATCTATACCCGACCACATGTAAATTGTTTTTTGTGTAAAATTTCCTTCTGAGTAAGCTTGAGCAAATTTTCTAGCAAACTCATTATAACTTACACCAAAAACATTACTCAATTGATATACATGGTTATACCCATTCTCATTAATATACCCAAGAGAAGTTCCAGTCAATGCCATACTACCAGAAAATGCCATAGCATATGGTGTTCCATTATAGTTACTGCCATCACTGGTTTCAATTTGAGGCATTTCTAATCTAGGTTGGGTAACCCCATTAATATCTGTAGTCTGCAATTGACTAAGATTTGGAAGAACACCCGGAGTACCATCTCCTTGAGCTGCACTATCCCATACAAAAGAACTTAGGTCAGAAAAATCACCAAGAGGTGCTGGCTCAAATGTTGGTCCAACCTCAAGCACTTCGGGGGATGTATCCACTACAGAATACATACCGCCTGTTACCATCTTCTCTTTAAGAAAAGCAATCTTCTCATCAATTTTAACAAGTGGTTTTGTGTATCGTATTGCTTTTTGATATCTATTCATCACAACAAGTGACTTTATAATTATTTAGATACCCTTCTAGGTTTATTAAATGGTTCCCAGTGCTGCCATCCATATCTATGTACTAAATCCATCCCTACAATAGGTACAATAATTAGTAAAAGACTTAATGCTCCAATTCCAAAAGGATTGTTAAGTGTGGCAGCAGCAAAATGTGCTGCCTTGAGTGCTGCACTGGTCATACATACCCTCCCCAGGTTTTCCAGAAGTCTAAAAAGTAAAAGTTAATCTCACTTATAGTTCCATTAGGTGCTTCTTCATTCTCAGTCTCAGACCACTTTTTACAGAATCTAGAAATATCATCTGAAGCCATTACATGATTTACGCCAAACATTCTAGAGAATGCACTCATAGCAAAATCATAACGCAGTTTAATGTGCCGTTCCATTTCCATCATAATCATCGCTTTCATAATAAAAATTTTCTCCCCGATACAATGCGAAGAATACTGTCGATAATACAAATGGGATTGAAATCCACAGTAATATGTGTCCGAATAATCCACTCATAGCTTTAATTCTAACCAAGGTAATAGTGGTGGTATTATGCCTATAAGTCTAAGGAGACCCTCAGCAAATAAAGCGAGAACAACCCAACCAACACACATAGAAATAATTGAAGCATTACGGTTGTGTCTACGAATTGCGTCATCGATCATCCCCTGACATTGTTCTTTTGTTATGTAACTTTTGGACATTTACTCCACATGAATTACGCCTGTCATGCCTGCACCTTGGTGAGGACCACAGAAGAAATTATAGTCACCTTTATCGGCAAATACAACATCTTGTGATTCGCCAGGAGCAAACAGTAGTGCTTCTCTTGAAAGATCCGCACGACCTTCGACAATAATGTTATGAGGAGGTAGAGCCTCATTAACAAAATGAACTGTGTCACCTGCAGAGATTGTGATCTCATTCGGTTCAAATACTAAGTTTCCACCAGCACCCATAGAGACATCAACTGCCCATGCAGGAATAGCAAAAAAGAATGTAACTAGAAAGAAACAAATAGCTCTCATTGAGTATTATGCAACTGTACTATCTAGCACATTCTTAGTAGTTTATTCCTAAAATTATTAGGGTTTCAGAACTAAAAACCCATCTCCTCTCCGAAGTCTCTCATCTTCTCCATAGACTCTCTTTTCTCTTTAATTGCACCAGCAATAAATCCCGCTCTATATTCCCAAGTAGTTCCACCTTCTATTCCTTTCGATGGATTGATACAAGTGCCATCACCTAGTTTATTGCAAACAAGACCAGCAAGATCTAATTCACTGCCTTCGTTAGCAGTTCCTCTCCAGATATGATTTCCATTGATCCAAGTAGCACCACATTTAGGACATTCTTTTCTCTCAAGTTTTAGATTTGACAGCTCCTTATTATCAGACATTGTTGTCCCTCCGGGTAAAAAATCCCAATTCTTTTTCTAACTTTCTTTTCATAAAATATAGTCTTACTTTTATAAATGCATATCTGATAGTAAGATCAATATAATGGATTAGCTTCATCGTTTCCTCTATGCCCCCATAGGCAATGAGTAAAACGAAACATGCTACTAGTAGATAAAATCCTATCATAAGAAAGTATCAATACTATACCATTATACGGTTATTTAGAGGCACTTGTCCATACATCAAAAGTTTTTATCAGCATTTCCACTTTCTTAGTGCTAGAGCTTTACGAGTAGGTTCACCGTTAGGTTTCTTCATTGCACCTTTCATGCCGCCCATACGAGCGCAGAAGGATCTTTTTCTAGGACCACCTTCAGGTTGAGGTGCTTTGAGATCACTGCCAGGATTCTCACGCTCATAAGACTTACGGCCCTTTTCATTCAGACCACCTTTTTTATTCTTACCTTCACTGCGTTGCCATGCAGCAGACTTTTCTTCAATATTCTCACCTTCATGCTCGACAGATTGATTGAGCATTTGATTAGTCATCTTATCAATTCTCATCTTTCTATCACCAAGCTTGCCAGCAAGTCCTTGATTGCCAGTGGGACCCTTAACTTGTTTCTTAGCAAGTGGGTTTTTAATATCTAGATTTGGGTGACCAATATATCCGTCTCCAGGTTTTCCACCAACAAATTCATTAACAAGACCCTCTTCTACTTTCTGAGAGACATTCTTAATAGCAAATGCATCCCAATAATCAGGACCATAAGCACACTCTTCTCTAACTTCCATCTTCTCACACTTAGGACAGAATCTCATATCTGTCTCCTCAATCAACTCACCTTCCGGTTGATATCCAGCCATTTGTGTGGATGGTTTCTTTTGAGCTAAAGGAAGTTGTGGTCCAGATTTCTTTAAGAACGCATCCCTTTCATTGGGATTAGTTGTACTCTTTCCTTTATTATAAATCTTACTACCTTTCATAGCACCTTTGTGCCCTGGTCCGATAGTAAAACTTCCCTCTGTAATTTTTACAGAAGAATCGTCAACTTTAGGAGATTCAAAATCCCCTGTAGTTGACGGTTTCTTTTTCTTTGCTTCTGTTAGAAAGTTAGAAATATCGGAATATGACAGTGACATGCCTAAAACTATAGAACCATGATTCTATTATTTAGGTTTATCCTCTGTCTTATCCAATGTAGGTGCTTGTTTTGATTCTTCCTTCTTCTTAGAAGGCATGACACCGAAAGTCGCTAGCGTTCCTGTGAAGACGCTGGCGATAAAAGTCGGATCGATATTTTTCTGAGGAACACCAGGAACAGTTACATAATTAAGAGTCAGAATTGCTGCTGACCATCCAAGAATAATAACTCGGACGAGAGTTGATACACCCTCATCCGCCCACTCAAATTTGTTTTCCTTTTTGGCTTCCTCTTTCTTTGGGGTTTCCATAAGTAAAGAGTTAGGCTCTTTTATTTATTTTCAGAAAAGTTATATTCCATTAGCATAGCAAAATATTTTTCTTTCATTTCCCAAAGAAATTCTTGCTCCTCTATCGGTCTGGCAGGAGATCCTGGCCACATCTTTATAGAGTAATCTAAATGATTATACATCATACGAACTTCATCAATACCAATATTGACACTGCAATACCACTCGTCAGGATCTAATCCTCTCACTTGCTTTTATTCATTTCTTTTAACATTTTTTGTAGTTCCGCAGTACTACCTACAAACATAGCATTGTTTGTGACATTGGTTGTACCCTTTACTTCTTCTTTTACTTCCTTAATATCTTTCTGAAGCTTCATTAATTTGTCAGTATTATCTGCCACATTTTTGAGTAATTGCCCTGCAACCTCATATGCCCTAGGAGACTGAGTTTCTTCAGCAAGCTCCATAATACCATTCAATGCTTCTTGACCCTTTTCTATCAAAGAGTATAAGTTTGCTCTGGTGTAGTCATAATCTTTATCAGTATCGCTTTTTGTTAAACGATCTGGTTTCTCCTTTTTACTAGGAGTTACATCAATAGTTTCACTAGTTGTATTTAATGATGCATCTATCTCGCTAAAATTATTCATACATCCTCTTGTCTAGTAGGACTGTATACTTTACCATCATCAAAGAAAGTAGTAGTCTCATTGAATCCAAAATCATCATCTGCATCCGCATCAATTGGATCAGGAGTGACAGTATACCTTACCTCGCGCTTGGCAGTTTGTGTATCAGTATCAGAGTAGTAATCCAATTGTACTTTCTTGATAAGTCCGTCTGTACTTTCTGCAATAGGACCGAATAGATATGTCTTAGCACTAAAGTTTAGTGTATAAATCAGAACTCTTCTTGTAGAAAAATCCCCCTCATACTCATCAGTAAATGAAATATTTTCTAATATAATAGGGATATCTCTTTTTTCTCCAATTGAATTGATCAAGTCTACAGTAATATTAAATGATGGTTGGAAGAATGGAAGAATCTGCTCTACAATTTGTAAAGCATCGTCATTCAACTTTGTCATAATATTCAGTTCAAACCCAACATTATATGGAACTGGTAAAAATACTTTCTTTACCCGATCTTGATTATCAATAGCTTTAAATGTCTTTGTTACGGAAGTTTTCCTACTCGGGTCATAAGAAAGACTTGACATCTCAAAAGACATTCTGGGTAGAGTAATAGCAGTTGCTTTTGCTAACTCTTGTTGTTGCTGTAACTTAGCAAGAAATTTAGACCTAGGACCATATCCTAAAGGAACTTTAATATCGCTAATAGTATTTCCGCCTTTGTCTTCTTTTTGAATGTGAATGTCGTTAAATAATGTTCCGAAAGACACAACTGTCTTGCGGAGAATTTCGTGATAAAAATAAGTGCCTAACATCAGAAGTTGCCAAAGGGATTACGCTCAGTGAAGTCAAGGATACCATCTGCTTCACTTTCAATTTCGTCATTGAAAGTAAATGTGCTTGTAGTATCAATTCCAGTATGATTTAGAATTTGATATCTAGCAGACGATGCAGTTCCTGTAATAAACTCACCAGGGTAGAACACACCATTATTTATTGAGATTTCTAACTTTCGGTCAGTTACATTAAATGCTCTCACATATCCTTCAGTTCCAGACTCGGATCCGACTACTCTTTCGTTGAAGAAATATGTTCCAACTCCAAGAGAAAGAGGATCTCCAATCGTAATTAATGGAGCTTGTTCGTACCCAGATCCAGCATTTGTTAGGAAGATTCTACTTAGACTATCCCCGTCTAAAATTGAGATAGCAGTAGCTTGTACCTGACCGGGTTTACTACCAACGGTTGCACCAGTAGTTCCGATAGCAACATTTGCCGGATGTTGAATACTAATTAACGGTGGACTTACATAATTTGTTCCAAGATCTGTAATACGGATTGAGGTAATACCGCTGTTTGTAAGAGATGCTGTTGCAGCTGCACCTACACCAGGACCACCAAATGTAAATGCCGGTGATTCTGTATATGCAAATCCGGGGTTTTGTAGGACTACCTGATCAATAGAATATAAACCGGACCTTTCGGTTGTGAATGCAAAGGCACCTGCTCTAGATGAAGTAACACCAGCAGGAGAGGGTTCGATAGTGACACTGGGTGCGCTAGTATAACCGTATCCATCATCGTTCAGGAAAATTTGTCCTAATGCTCCTTGACTAGCGAAGGAATCAACAACCGCTATGGCTGTTGAACCAATGCCTGCCAAAACGACAGTACTGGTCTCACCTTCTTCCATCGCTCTCTCATCAAGACTAGATATTCCGGTATCAACATACTCATCTTCATAGCGAAACAGTTCGCATTGAAGTTCGTAGATATAATTTTTGCCTAGTTGATAGAATGGGTTTTCAAATTCTACATGTTTAATTTCAAATATTCTTTCTCCCAAAGGGAAATAAATTAAATCTCCTTCTTTAGGTCTCTCACCAAAAATAATATCTGTGCCAGCATTTTTGGCATTATGGGTTACAACAAATGGAGCAATAAAATCTTCATATCTTTCTCTGGAAACTGTGAGAGTAATTTCGTTTTGAAGATTAATGCCAAACTTGGACATGATATCACTACCTTTTGCATATCCCTCATAGTTATTGAGATAAGCTTCTAAAATATATGCGTCATTAAATTTAGATGACTGAACTTCTCCGAGCACATCATCAGTGATAATCATTTTTCTTGGAATGTAATAACAATCCAATCCGAACATTTTTAAGTGTTCATCAATAAGTTGTTGAACAAGGCTCTGCTCGTTTGGAGATCCTTGAAGAAAAAACGGATTTAGTGCCATTACCCAATCAAATCAAGGGGTGGAAGTTCGTAGGTAGACAACATTCTATCTTCAATACGCTGCAATTCCATTACAGCATCTTCGTAAATTTGTCTGCCATTTAATTCAATACCTCCAGGGAGTTTAACTCCTTGGAATTTAGTTAAGTTTGTACCCCACTGTTTCTTAACCAGTTGAGTAAAATACTTCTTTAAAAAAGAATCATTGTATACGCCAGCATAATTTGCTGGGTCCATAATTCTTTGGCAGTCAATGATTATGTATGTACCTTCTGATACTGATCCCCAATCAACATCGAGATACAAACGATTATTTCTTTTGTTATATCTAATCTGCTTGTTTGTTGAAAGTAAGAAATCAATATCTTCAATATATGTTTTAGTCATCGCATAACTGAGAAGACCACTATATCCCAAATTAAAAGCTACATCATTTAAAAACAACTGATATTTAAAACTAAACATGTTGTTTGAGATAAAGCTAGAATCAAACAAAAATACTTTCTCAACTCCAAGGACCGAATCAGGTACACTCAGATAATTTGTGTTTTCCTCAAAGTCTCCAGATGTTGTAGTAGAAGTAGTAATACCAAGAGATTCGCCAGCACCTCTTGCTCTGCCTCTTTTGATGTCATCTTCTGAGACCTTATATTTGAGATAAACTCTTTCGACGCCATCAAAGTGACGCTCATAAAAAAGTTGCAGAGCATCATCTAATGCATCATCTACTTGCTCATCAGCTACATTTATTTCTAAGACGGGATATCCAAGTTGCCTTAAAGCGTAATCTTTTAGTCCGTCTCTAGTGGTTGGTTTTGCCATCAGAATGTACCTCCATCAACACTGTTAGACCAAATTGGAATGTTATTCTCATCTGTGGTTAGCATGTAATTGGAGGTTGTTAAGAATCCTACAGTGCTAAGACCACTAACCAGTCTTCCATCTGCTTCAAAGAACGCAACACCGTTAGGTCCGCTATATCCAATACCAGTTAATCCACCTTGATCTGATCTGTAATAGAGACCGTCGCGGAATGTACCGTAACCGATTATGCTTAGATTATCTTGGACAGTTACCTGACCAGCAGCAGAATCAAGAACAAGTTCTCCAGTATTGGTATTTATTTTGGTTGAGGAAGAACCAGCACCAATTGTGACATCAGAGATCGTTGTTACACCAGTAACTCTAAAGTTGTTAGTGGTGAGAATGCCAGAGACATTGATGTTGATTGCTTCAATACCAGCAGAGCTGGTTACAATTCCTGTAAGAATTGTTCCTTGATCTACTGTCAGAGTGGAGTGGATGTTTGCATTAGTAGCAACATCGATTGTTCCAGTCTGAGTTACGCCACGAATACTAGCACCAATTGCTAGTGTCTCGATCTTAATGCCGTTGTTATAGTATAGAGTAACAGCACCATCAGCAGTAAAGTTGGCAAGAGTTTCGCCAGTGTACTTCTGAAGTTCTACCTGATTAGAACGGATTGCAAGGGTGCCAGTTCCAGAATCATCAATGTATGAATTGTCGCCATCATGATAGATGGAGAGATCATCATTATCACCGAAGTGTGCCTTTACATCATCCTTGAAGGAAACAATTCCAGTGAATACTGCGTTTGTGACAGCAATACCAGTAAGTTTTGCATCAAATGCATCAAGAGCTTCAGTATCAATTGTGGTAATCGTTGCAGCAGTACCGACAGTATCTGTTACAGCAAGACCAGTAATGTTGACATCTTTAGCATCTAATGTCTCAATGTCAACCGTAGTGATGGTTGCGTAAGTACCGACCAGTGAAGTTACAACACCAGCAGTGATCTTAGCGTCAACTGCGTCGATACTAAGATTGAAGTCAACTCTCTCAGCAAATGTAGATACGCCAGTTACATCGAGTCTCTCAAACTTAGCAGTGTCGAGGACATCAAGTCTCTGTCTAGGTGCAGCAGTGCCGATACCCAGCTTCTGATTAGCGTCAAGGCGCATGCCCTCAACATTATCAGTATTGAATCTGATAGTGCCGTTAGCACCTGAGTCATCCAGAGCGATAGAAGTATCGTTCTTCTGGAAAGAGTCAAGTTGGATAGTTGTCGCAGTCAGGATACCCAGGACATTGACATCACCAGTGATGTTGATTGAACCTGCACCAGCTGGATCAATATTAATATCACCAGATGTAGATTCAATATTATTTCCAGCAATCTGGATGTTACCGAATGTACCACTTGTAGGAGTAACAGTGCTGCTGTTAGTTCCGTCAGTAATCTGAAGTGAAGAAAGTGCTTGGAGGCTAGTTACTTGTTGCGAGAACGATACTGTACCGTTTTCTTGATCAACGAAGAATGCATCTCCAACTCTGAAGTCTCCTCTCTGGTCAATACTGACGAATGATACATCACCGTTATTAATTTCGGTAACTTCATTAGCTTGAATTGCTAAGTTAGGATCGTTAGAGAAGTCACCACCAGCACCAACATGATTGAAGTTGAGAGCAAACAGTCTCAGAGATACGCCATCGCCATCAGCAATGACACCCTTCTGACCATACTCAATAGCACAACCAACGGAGCGCATGTCTGCACCAAACTGACTGTAATCAGCAAGGATAACCTTGGTTGCAGTCCCGATACCACCACCCGCTTGAGTGATACGAATATCTTGATTGCGGATTACATTATCAGTGGTTGTAGTTACTCCACTAGCACCATCAAAGTCAAGTAAAAGAACAGTGTCCTTGTCACCAGTGTGTGCAGCAGTAGGGGCAGTAAAGTTGGCAGTATATTTGGCAACTCCTCTTTCAATTCTGAAATCGTCGATCCAACCAGTAACATTTTGACTTGCACCGTCGAAGTCGGCACCAATTACGATACCTTTAGATGCGCCATAGTTGGTGGTGTCAGAAGTCTTAATGCCTCTCTGAGTACCATCAACAAACAATCTGGTGTCTGTACCGTCTCTAGCAAGTGCATAGTGCTTCCAGACTCCTGTAGCGATGCCTGCGCCAGATCCAGTAATAGCGGTGGTAGTACCAACCCGCATATCAACTTCACCAGCTGCCCGATACGCAAGACTAATACCTTCAGCATCTGTGCCATTATCTCTTAAATCAAAGAGAGTTGCGCTAGTCAGACCAGTTGTATTTGAATACGCCCAGAATTCAATTGTGAAATCTGTATTGGTGCCAAAACCAAGATCGCCGCTAGAAGGAGCACTGATAGAATCATTTGTTCCGTCAAGTGCTAAAGATGCAGTACCAAATTTCTTGACTGTAGTGTCTAGTTGAGCACCATCATTAAATGTAATAGCTTTAGCAGTTCTAGCTCCGAGAATTTCAAAACCAGTTTGCTTGCCAGTTACATTAAGATATGTTCCGTCGTAATCAGCAACAATAGCAGTTGCAATACCAGTTGTTCCGTCAGTATCAAAAACGGTAATTGTATTACCAACACCAACAGTTGTAATACCCGTCAGTCTCAGTCTAGTTTCACCAGCAGAAGATAAACCAACAGATCCAGATATGCCCTTAATACCTTCAGCAGCGAAGTATGAGAAGCAGTTCAGGTACTCAGAACGAGCACCGTTGGTCATGATCAGACCTTTACTGTTCGGTACAATGAAAGTAACTTCATTGAACAGGAATGCTGCCTCAAGTGATCCAACAGCTGCTTCAGAACCATCAATGTAAGCACCACCACCAGCTTTATATGAGGAAGGTGCAGAATCTGCAGAATTATAACCGTATGGGTCAGCAGTAGAAGTATTACTACCTTTGTTGAATACTGTTACGCGCTGAACATAAGGAGATCTGCTTGTAATCGCAATACCAGGAGCAAACTTAAACGCATAACCCTGATTGCCAGCAGTGTCAAAGAACATATCACCAATCGTGACATCTTCGACGACTGATCTGTCATTCATCAAGAAGCAGTCTTTCTGCTTAGTAGCAACGGTAGGACAAATCTTGGTAGCACGGAGACCAGCACCCTTAACTGTCAAACCAGCTGGAACAGTTAGTGGAAAGACCTCTTCATAAACACCAGCAGCGATGAGAAGAATATCATTAGTACCAATGTTGGAGATCTGAGACAGAGCGTATGCAATCGTTCTGTATGGCCTTTCTTCAGTGCGTCCACGAGATGCATCACCGTCGTCAACACCGTTAGTAGAAACATACCATGTATCAAGCTTAGCATTGATTGTGGCAATACCAATCTGTGCAGGTTCACGCCAGGTGATCGTGCCATCTGGATTGGTACTCAGCATGTGCTGAGTGTTCAGACCAACAACACCAGTGGAGTCATACAGAGAGGTAATGAAACCTGCCTGAACAAATGCAGAGGTTGCAATACCAACCGAGACAGTTGCATTCAGAATGTCCGCAACTTCAAAGTCAACTGTAGTGATAGTTGCGGCAGTACCAACAATATCAGTGACTGCTAATCCAGTAATATTTGTCTGTCTTGCATCCAGGGTCTCGATATCGACCGTGGTGATCGTAGCGTAGGTGCCAACCAGAGAGGTTACGATACCGGCAGTGATCTTAGCGTTAACGATATCACCTTCTGTGGCGTCAATCGTCGTAATAGTAGCAGCAGTACCGACAATATCGGTAACAGCTAAACCAGTAATATTTGTCTGTCTTGCATCGAGTACATCGATATCGACAGTTGTAATTGTCGCGTATGTACCAACTGTCGAATCAACAATCAGATCATCAACACGAGCAACGCCGTCGATGTAGATATCTCGCCACTCTTTAGTAGCACTACCAAGATCGAAGGTGTCATCATCGTCAGGAACGATGTCAGAGTCAACTTCACCAGTAAAGATGATGTTGTCTGTAGTAGAGTCACCAAGACCGATTGTGCCACCGTTAAAGGTTACATTACCAGTAAAGGTTGTAGCTCCACCAACTCTGAGATCACCAGTAACCTCAACATCACCAATGGTGGCAGCAGTGCCAACCAAGCTTGTGATGATACCGGCAGTAATCTTGGCATTAACGATATCACCTTCTGTTGCATCAATCGTTGTGATTGTTGCAGCAGTGCCGACAATATCAGTAACGGCAAGACCAGTGATGTTTACATCTTTGGCATCAAGAGTCTCAATGTCAACCGTTGTGATAGTTGCATAAGTACCAACCTGACTAGTAATAATACCAGCAGTGATCTTAGCATCGAGGATGTCAGCAGCATCAAGATGTGCTGTGCCATCAACATAAATGTCTTTCCACTCTCTATCAGTAGTACCAAGATCCAGAGTGTCATCGGCACTAGGAATAAATTTGAGGTTAGATTCCCAACCCTCTCTTGCCTGATCGTATATGAATTCTTTGTCAGTTGTTCCCTTAAGGATGATACCGCCGTTATCGGCTGTAGCATCAGCATGTCCACCAGTAGAACTGAATCCAAGTTCAATGTTCTTGTCGGTAATCTGAACAACCGTACTCTGAACAAAACTTGTAGTTCCGTTGACTGTCAGATCACCAACAACAGTAAGAGCTCCACCAACACGAACATCGTCTTGGAAGTTAGCATCTTGGAAGGTTACATATGTACCTGTCAGTGAGGTGATGATGCCTGTAGTAATCTTGGCATCAAGTGCATCAAGATTAGCAAAATCGCCAACAGTGTATGTTAAACCATAACCAACAATAGATGTTACAACACCAGCAACAGTTTTAAGGGTGTTGATATCACCTTCATTAGAGTCGAAGGTTGTGATCGTGGCATAGGTGCCAACCAGAGATGTGACTAAACCTGTGGTTACTTTAATATCTCTGAGATCAGCAATCTCAGTATCAAAGGTTGTAATCGTGGCATAGGTGCCGACCATACTGGTAACAACACCAGCAGTAATCTTAGCTGCCTCAATATCAGCATCAACAAAATCAACTCTAGTGATTGTTGCTGCAGTACCAACAGTGTCGGTAATAATACCTGACTGAATCTTAGCGTTGGTAATTGCAAAATCAGTTGCTAAACCAGCAGTGACTTTAATATCCTCAACACCGATATCATTAGCATCGATTTGCGGAACAGATGTTACGCCAGCGATTACTGTGTTACCAGTGCCTTTATCAACAATTACTACACCACCAACATCCAACAACCCAAAGGGTCGTGTGGTGCCGATACCGACATAACCAAGTTGGTTACCGTCGATCCAATTAATATTTTGATTACCAATTACGAGCTGGTTATCACTATCTCCGATAGCAACATTTCGCTCATAACCGATGATGACATTGCCACTACCAAGAGTATCGTTACCAGCAGAGTAACCAATGGCAATGTTCTTACTACCGTCTACACTGAAGAGAGTGTAAGGACCAATAGCAATGTTTCTTTGCTGCTGTCTGGTTCCTGTACCACCACTCAGGAAGCGACCATTCCTGCTGGTTACGCTACCTGTAAGAGTCTGGAAACCAAACGGCATGGTGAATGTATCACCAACTTCGTAACCATCGCCAGGGGCCATGATTTCGATGTTAGTAATAAGACCAGTATTACCAGTCTGTAATCTAACTAAGAGTCCAACACCAGATCCACTGGTCTCGGTTACATCTTCTGTCTGATCATAATTTGCAACAGCAGTTTGATCACCAACATTTACGCTGAGAGATACCCCATCAACAACAGGGAAAGTCTCACCATACATCGACTGGTTACCCAGAGCAATGTTCTCATCGTTGCCGCTAGAAGATAAGGCAAAACCTACCTTATCACCAATCATCAAGTTCTTAGTACCTTGCAAGCGATAGCCTGCAAAGTTACCCATGACGATGTTAGATTCTAACTCGTCACTGCTGGAAAGAATACCAGCATATTGCATTGCACTGGCACCAATCGCAATATTGCGACGGTTAAGGACAGTTTGTCCAATACCAGCACCAGCAAAGTCACCAATAAAGATTGAAGAGTCAGCACTGCTAAGACCTACAGCAGCATCACGACCAACTCTAATAATATCATTGGAGAATGTAATATTACTGAAGGATGATACCCCAGTAATTTCTACATTATTTGCAGTAAGTGCATGTCCTACATTTACTTCGTAGTAGTCAGCACTTGTACCACTAAGAGTGGTTACAACACCCGCAACTGCACGGAAATCAGTTACACCTAGGGTAGAGAATCCAGCAGCACCAACATCTAATGTGGCAGCAGTTGCAATACCAGATACATTCCAGTTTCTAGCATTAGCCTCATCATAAACGAGGTCTCCTGTTACATTAAGGTTTCCGCCAACACTAAAGTTGCCAGCAACTGTACCAACACCAGAAGTATAAAAGTCATCTACGACTGTCCAACTAGCTACTCTTCCAGAAGAGTCTAGGATAACAACTTTTGAAGCTTCGGGTGTACCGAAAGATGCTGGGTTTTCTGGGAATAGGCTGGTGTAATATTCACCACCAATCGGAATAGGAGCTGCAGTTGGACCTGAAGGGTTGCCAATATATAATTTCTTGTATGACTTACCAGCACCTACATTACTGGTATCGTATGCGTATACTAGTTCACCGAACGATACGCCAGTACCAACGGGAGCAATGTTTGGTGGGGAAGTCCCAAGTGTCCTTTTTAAGAGAATCGTTGCGGACATTAGAAGACACCTCCGTCAATGATGGCAGCAGGGAAATTTTTTGTTGTTATAAACGAGTTGGAAGAAGATTCGTAAACTAGAATGCTTCCATCCTGTAGATTTGATGCATCAACATCGGCAAGTAAAGTTAATCTTCCGCCAGAGCCGCCGCCGAGGGCACCGCTGGCAATAACTTTTACTTGATTCGATGTGCCGATTCGTAATGATGGCATTACCTTGTTACTCCTGCTCTGACTAGGACCATTCCTTCGACGACCTTATATTTAAATCCGCCAGAGTCTTCAAGTGTCACATCATAAACATATCGCCCTGGTTTAATGTCAACTGTTTCTGTTGAACCCAGTGAAATTTGGATTTGACCAACTTCGGGGTCAGTAACAGTAGACGCAAAAGATACAGCAGTAGAACTACCAGCCCACTTCCTCATTTGAGAAGTCGCTGTATAGTTCGTTAGGTTCAAATAAGTGCCTGTGTCGTTATCTCCTAGACTGAAACCGTGTTGAAAATCAACTCCAGAATCAACTTGAAGGTTAGCAATGTAAACTGCCATTCTTTACATCACGGATTATCCTATTAGGTATTTAGTTTCCTTAATTCCTGTAATACCTGATTGAGCGTGAATTTAATTTCTGCAACATCAGCTTTTAGCATATCAATGTCTGAGTGATGCATATCTTGAGTATCATGAGTCTCAAATCCATGATACTTTAAAAATTCAGTGTGGGGATTTCTACTCATAACTTATCAACAATTTTAGACAACATATTTTTAATATCATCAATATCTTTTTTCATTGAGTCGAGCTCTTCTCTCTCATTTTTCTTTGCAGACTTTTCTCTTAAGTATGAATGATACCCAGAGTCATCGCCATTGACGATGGCTCCAGTATCAGAATCTCTCCAAAGATTAGAATGTCCTTCTACAGGAATCAAACTCATGCTACCGCGATTGCTCTCAAATTCTTAATTACCGGATGTTTTGCTTGATTAGTTCCAGTGAATACAATTTTGATTTGTAATCCATTGAAACTTGGCAAATCATCTACAGAGTATGTATACTCTCTGTATTGAGTATCATCAGCACTCACAAAGGAATCCGACATACCATCATTTTGGGTTGGGTCAATTACTTGATCACCAATACCATCTCCATCAGTATCAAGAAGATTTCTAAATCCGGGGAATAATTCAAAATCAGGTGTTACTTCACTAGAGTCTGTTTTCATAATACTGTAGAGAACTCTAAACTCACATTCAATTGGTCTGCGAGCTTCAAATATAACTTTAATTGAAGTTGCGGGATTCTTAGTATAGATCGGTTGGGACATATAATAAGAAGCATGTGGATCATTAAATCTAGACTTAACTCTAGGATCCGTTCTATAATCAGAAATAGGATTATTCAATCTGTTTTCATAGAAGAGTGCATTTGCCCCTTCAAGATTTACAGTAGGTGAGTTAAAGCTATCTCCACTGTTTGCGAGTTCAACAGTAAACGAGAAAGATTTATTTCTAGGTAAAGAACCAAGTCTAGCAGACTCATTGGTTCTAGAAGCAAGAATTCTCGTAGTCTCAAGAGTGTTGATTCTATTGAGGTTAAGATCTTCAAATCCATTATCGATGAATGAGGTCTCTGATCCATCAGGAGATGTACCTGTAACGCTTCTCATCTGCAGTGAGATGAAATCGGTAGGTCCAAATGTTGCAGCGTCGAGGAGGGGTCTTACAGCGTCAAATTGGATATTTTTAGATGCGTATACATTTTGACCACCACCAGCAGCTTCTTCTTTGAAAGAAACCTGAGGAATATTATTTGATGTATCATCAACTGATCTACTTGATCCTCTATCAATTTTCAAGTAGTAATCATCAATACCTCTAAGAACACTGGAGACATCATGTTCAGCATTAACCCTTCTCAAAGAAATGCCGTTGTATTCATACTTTTGAATACTGTCATTTTTAAGATGATTCAATGCATTAGTTGAATCTACACCTCTTACAACACCACCCAAACTAGAAATACCTACACTTGTGTAAGAAAGGATCTCACTATTAATAAATGCGTATCCAGTATTTGCTGCACTGACTACCGCACCCTCAAAGGTGTTGAATTGTGATGTTGATGCTACAGAAATAGCGGTTTCATTCGATAATATATCTACGGTTATTTCCGTAGGTACAACATCAGATTCTACATCAGAAAGAATGACCTTATTCAAAGAACTGTGCATACCATGATTACGATGAGATACTTTGAAGTACTCCCCAGTGTAAACACTTCCGGTCGCATCAAAACTTACAATATCTAAACCGGTTGCAATTACACTACCAGCTGCGTGATTGTATGTAACTTCATTGCCTGCTGCAACATCAAAAGTTTGTGCTTGAACATCTGTCAAATATAGAGTGTCGATACCTCCAAGAGAGTTGATACCAATACGAACACCAGAACCAGATCCTCCAACATCTGCAGTAACAAGACCAACTACATCACCAACTTTGTATCCTCTACCGGAAGATGCAATAGAAACTGCAGTAATAGCCGAGATGCCAGCTCCGACAGTTGCGTTTAATGTGAGTCCATCACCATCACCATTGATGTTATATGTTGTTATGGGGTTAGATGGAGTACCATAGTTGCTACCGCCAGTAAGAATTCCGACAGTTCCTAAGACTGGACCACCTTTAGTTTCAATGTATCCATGACGGAATGTAGATGTTTGCTCACTAACTTTTCTACCAGGAGTAAATACCGTACCAATTAATCCAGAATCAGATGTTGTAACAATGCCAAGCTTTCCTTTTTTAGGAACACCTACAATTGGATCAAATGCTAGTGGAGGAAGAAGACCATTATTGGGTTCGATCGGTGGGTTGAAGAATGTCAACAGACCTTGTTCGGCAGTATAATCTGCTCTATACAAAGTAAATGTAAGGTCTTCAAATTGCGTAGGTGTCCAAGTAGCACCGTTTTGTGACTTGAACAGAGAACCCATTGCGAATTGCTGGGAGTAAATCTTACCCTTAGCAGCTGGAAGAGCTTGAGCATTCAAAGCTTTTTGACCCATTTCGCCACAATATACCTCATACTCATCACTATCTGACAAGATAACGATGGCATAAGATTCTTCTGGATCTAAGTAGAAAGGAGTGTCAAATTTAATGTTAGTTGCAACCGATCCATCGGCCGATGTTGTAATATCCGAAGGGCGAATAGTTGCTTGAGCAGCTCTATCAATAACGAATAGAGTTGGAGTACCCAGTTCAACTGTTCTAACTTCAATCCTTACTGGAGTTGTTCCTTGATTCTTAGATGCAAAGAATAGATCAAGCGAGGTAATCCAAGCTCCTTCTGGTCCAGTCACAATTGTTTGTGCCAGAGGGTCTCTTCTTCTTACACGAACTCTACGAATTCTATTAATAACTCTAGTTCGGTTTCTAATAATTGTTCTAGTTCTATCAATAACTCTAGTATTATTGATGATTACTGGCGGTGGTGGTGGAGGAGGATTTGGAATTGTTCCTCTAATATCAATCGTAGAAAGATTGGTAATAGTTGTGGTTTCAAGAGTGGTGATTCTAATATCAGTTTGAACTACTCTCGTTGTACCAGTCGCAGTATAGCGACCTGTCGCATGAGAGATTAAAGTAGATCCTGGTAATGGATTTGCATTAGTTTGACTAGAAGTTAATCTAAAGTCTCTATTACCCGATCTAACCCTAACCTGTGGTGTAGGTGTCTGATTGGGGTCTCTCAAGAAGATAGAACCAATAAGATCACCAAAGTCATCAGATACTAGTCTTACACCTGCTACAGTCGCTTGAGCACCGCTTGTAAGACCCCTCATTACCATTCCGGTAGGAGCAAATCCAAAGAAGGCACCTTGTGCCTGAGCAGCTAATGAAGTGGTGTCAATGTTTAAGACAGTTGACGCTTGAGAGTACCCATTTGGAAGAGTAGCTGCAGGACTGTATGGGTTAACTGTGAATGTTTCTGTAGGAGCATTGAATGGTCCTTTCTTATGGTTTGGAGCAGCTAATCTGAATTCAAAAACAGTAGCACCAATTGTTCCACGAATTGTTTCTCCAATTTGGAAGGAACCAGAAACACTACTGACTTCCAATAACTTAGGAATGATATCAACCCCACCCTGATTATCAAAGAAGGGATAGAAATTAGTAAATGGTTTTAAACCAATAGCAGTGAATTCGATATTTCTAGAACGACAGAAAGGATCGAAAGTTTCTTCTGCAATAAAGGTGTTTTCAGACCTAATGTCATCTCTCTGTACAGTTCTACCAGTTTCTCTAGTAGATACAGAAGCAGAACCACCAAGAGCACCACCTCTAGTCAAACTAAAGTTTGCAGCAACTTGATTATTGAATACTGTAATACCAATAGTATTACGAATAACATTCTGAGTCTCTCTGGTATTAATCCAGTTATCTAATGAAGGATTAAGCTTTAGTTCACCTGTAAATGCAACAACATGGAATGGATTAATATTATTGACTTTGGTTGCAAATTCTTGCTTAATGTATTCCTTTTCTTGATACTTGAGTGATAACAGATTACCCGTCTTTTGGGTATTTCCATCATCTAACAATAAGAAATTAGAGCTAAAGTCGATCTGGGATACTGGAATATCATCTTTAGGTGCAACCTGAAGTGCCGAAGAATCAAATTCTCTAAGTGGTCTTAGTTCGCCAAGATCTCTATCAATCTCACATGGTGAGCTTGGGTGCATGAAATCAAAAGTCTTAAAGTTATCAACAAAGAATCCAGATTTGAATCTTGTAAGACCTTGGGCATCTCTAATTTGTAAAGACTCTGCACTCTTCTCTAATAAATTAAGACTAGTGACAACTTCTAGATTTTCTACTCTGTCGGCAAGATCACCGATATCTCTCATCGTATAACGACGATTATCTTTTAGATAAATTCTTGCTTCCTGAGTATCTCTAAGATATGCTGGAAGAAGGACTGTCCCAACTTCCATCCCTTTACCAGATACTACTGGGGGAATTGGTTGTCTAGCCGGTTTGCCTTTGATAAGATCAAAGTTTCCATCTTGAAGTAATACTAACTTATCAATTCTAGGAAGATAGAAGTCATAGTCAAAAGTCATTGACTCGTTAGGAGTCAAAATTCTATCTGGCTTTCCTACAAAATCTCTAGATGTATAGAAGAATGGAGATTCTGATGCTGAAGCCGGATTATATGATGCAACTCTAGGTCTAAAATCTAGAACATCATGTGCTTCAATTCGAGAAGGTCCAATTTGGGGAATATCTTTTTTATATCTTTCTTCATCATAACTATTAACTGTGAATACATCTCCAGTGTCTCCACTAGGAACATCATATCTGTTGTAGATAATGTTAAGTTGTCTGTGAGGAATATATGCTCCTCTATTTCTTACGACTCTAGAATAATCGTAATATTGATTTCTTTGTCCCTTGTCTAGTAAGTAGCTAGAAGTAACATCTCTATATTTGCCAGGAGAAATCCCTTGCAGTACAGCTGTAGTGTTAGACTCTTCAAAACTTAAAGGTTCTAATGTTGCAAACCTATCTTTAGTTAGATATACAACACTGATTTGATTATTGCCACCATCAATAGAAATTACCTTCGCAATTGCATTAGTTGAAGTGCCAAAAATATTTTCGCCAATAATAGCACTAGTAAATACATCATCTGTAGATGTGAAATTTAACTTGTCTAAAATAGGAGCAGATGTATCCAGTGATTCATAGATAGCTATGATATCGGTAGCATCTGGTTCATTGAGAGAGATATCTCTATCTTGAACTCTCAGTCCATAAAGCTCACTATGATTGAGTCCATCATTAACACTCGTATTTGGGTCACTTCCAGATCTTCTATTGGTTGATCTAGTTACAGCTACTTGCTGACATCGTTTGAATTCTTTTACTTTATTTTTAATATTTGACTTAATGACCGTGGCATTAACAGTCATTCCACTTTGTGAAGCATTTAATCCAGTAATAGTTACCTGAGTTGAAGTAACTGTTACTTGATCCTCCTCAATCACAGCAATAGTTCCATTGGAATATTGAACTTGATATCTTTCCTCATCAAAAGCGGCAAATGATGTGTCGTCAAGATCAACCGAAGAAATAGGAAGAACTAATTGACCAAGGGAATTTGTAGACTCATTCTGAACCTGTGCAGAAAGCAGCAATGATGATCCAGTAAAATCAACACTAGCAACATTGAGATCTGGTAGAACAGTAATTAAAGATGCATTTTCATTGCTATTATCTTGAAATCCAAGTGAAATTTCACCAACATACCCATTAACACCACCATCAAACAAATTTGCAACTGTTGTCATAGCTCCAACAGTCATTGACTGAAGATCTGAAGCAATCGAAGTTACAACATTTTGAAACTGAGTCTGTGTGCCGTTCTTAGTGTCGGTATACCTAATAATATCACCGGGTTTGAATCTTTGGAAACTATCGATTCTAGGAGCAGTTACTGTTGCCCCAGCACCAGATATTGCAATGGTTACCTGACCAGCTCCCAATCTAGGAGGAATTCTATCGTTGAGCTTCTTGTTAGCTGTAAAACTATTACCACTCTGAGCAAACGAGAAAACATCGTTAATACCATAACTAGTGATTGACTCAATAGTTCTAGGAAGGTCTTCAGAACCATTAATTAAGATTGGTTCGCCTACTCTAAAAGAACCAGATGTTTGGGTAACTTGGATTGAACTAGAACCAGCACCTGCAGCAACTGCAAATGCATTAGCCCCACTTTCTTTACCAACAATAAATGCCGATTTAATTAGTTCTGTGGCGCTTACATTATCACTGAGTTTTAAGTTCGTATATGTTTGAACATCGTACAAATACAGATCAAATTCTGTAGATGCGTCTTCATACTTCTGATCTCTTAATCCAAAATTGTATACCTTAGCATCACCAATTTTATTAGAAGTTCCTGCTACAAGTCTTGTGGAACTCTCAAATGGACCACTAAACAGATCAATTCTGTTGGTAAAAGTTGTAATACCAGTTGTATTATTTACAACAAACTTATTTCCCATCTCAAATGGGAATGATTTGCCTTTTACTTCTTCAGTTTCTCTAGGCTTGAAGAAATCAAGTACTGTAGGACCATCAGTTGATACATCATATCCGTTAACATATGCCTTACCAGCACTGATTTTTAAACACGCAAGATCTTCATCTGGTGTGTTGCCATCAAAAGTAGATTGGTTTGAAAAATAGACTCCATCATTACCCTGTCTATCGTTAAGACATTCGGTAACATCTAACAGGAACTTATTGACAGTATAGTTACCAGACTCATCAAAAGTTCTTCCTGCGAGATAATCTCTAATTTTTGAATATTCTGTCTCTTTTTTAATGACTAATACTTCGCCATTACTGACACGAACAACCTCTACAAAATCAGTGTCATTAAAATCTGTAATATTTTTCTTAGTAAGAACTAGAGTAATTCTTAATCTATCGGCACCAGGTGCAGCAAAGTTAGAAAATCCCTTGGCATTATCATAAAGAGACTCGTCTCCTTTTGCAGATACTGGCGTTTCAATTACACTAAGACCAACTCTGAAAGTGGGTTGAGAGTTGTACTGATCTAAAATAATAGTCTGTTTTTGTACTCTTACAAAATTACCTCTAACAAAGATAATTCCTTCATCAATAGAAACAGAAGATCCAATAGTGCAGGAATTTAGATCAATCGTAGATCCAAAAGTACCACCAACATTAATTGTAGTGTTACCATATGTAAAAGAATCTTCTGTGACTAAAATCTCAGCGTCATTGAAGAAATTAAAATCTCCCGTAAGTGAAGAGTTAATATATTTTACAAAGAATGTATCATAGTCATTATCAGACTCGGAAGCACTAATGAAATTAATTACTTTTGCAGTAACACCAGTGGTTTGACCCCTAATAGTCTTACCAATAATCTTACTAGCATATACTCCAATATCAACACCGAGGTGAGTTGGATTTACTTGGACAGCATAGTACTGCCCATCAAATGTCACAGACCCAGGAACGACAGTTGATCCTTCCTTGAAGATATGACTACCAAATTTTTCTACTTGATTTTGTAGAATAGATTGTAAGGTAGTGAGCTCTCTAGCTTGTACAGGGAATCCTGGCTTAAACAGGACACGATGATAACCCTTTTCAGGATCAAAATCATCATAATATGGACTTACATTGAGATTAGTCTGTGTTGGCATCTTCTTAGAATTCTAAAACGATTTTAATGTCTTCTTTTTGACGCTCGTTCCTAGCAATAGATGGTCTATTGTCAAGATAAAGTATCTCACCAGTCCTTTTATTTATTTCCTCTGGAGCAAGACCATTTGTGAACTGTACTCCTAGGTCAATAACTTTACCTGATGGTGTAGTTGTTGAAATGCCAGTAAATCCAGAGTCTATGTTTACACTGAAACCACTTGGACCGGTAACAGCATTTCCTGTGGCAGAAAATGGAATTACATCAGCATCTCCACCAACACCTAAACTATCAGTTGCATCATATAGACTAGGGTTGAGATAGAGGTTTCTATCTTGGAAATACTTAATTACTTTTGTACTTGTATCGTAAGAAGCAACATAAGCTTTTGCAGTACCAACGCCAGAAATATTCTGTGTAATTTCAGAGCCAATTGCAAGAGTTTGTACAGTATTACCAGTAAATTTGAGTGATTTAGTAGATGAAAACTCAGATGTATTGATAATCGCTGTAGATCCAGCACCAGCAGCGATTGGGTTCTTAATTACCCCAAGTTGCGAAAATGTAGTATCGGAAATAAAGTCATAAGAAGAATTATCAAATCTAGAGTAGATAAGAACTTTATCTGTTCCTAATTCTTTATACAAATCAAATCCATGTCCTCTTGATGGGGGGATAATCGGGGTCAGTTTAGCAAATTTTGTAGCTCCATTATTAATAGAAGAAAGATTGACTCTTCCAAAACTATACCCTTGTCCACCAGTAGTTACAATTGCAGAAATAACTTGACCGTTTGTATTTGTTTGAACTCTGACTTTACCCCCACTTCCATCTCCTAGAATATCTAATTCTACTGGAGACGATAAGAATGAGTATCCTTCACCCTGTTCGTCAATCGATACAACTTTAATTTGATTATTATTTAACTGAGAATCTCCATTATCTCTTACAACTTTAACTTCATTTTCCGTAGAAGTTGTCCATTCATTAGGAACAGCTACATATTCGGTTGAGTCGAACTTGACAATATCAGCGGGAGGAACAGTAAAGAGGTACTTCCATAGATACCCGTCACCACTCGTCCCAGCTGCGGATGGTTCCAAATCAGTAAATGTCGGTTCATCTAACGAAGCGTTTGCTGAGGATGTAATTCCAGCAGAACCATTATTAATACAAATATAGACCCTAAAGTCTTTATTCATAATGTAATAGTTTGCAGAGTAAAGTCTGCTGGAGTTAGATACTAATGATCTATTATTGGTATCATAATCATGTCGGTACATATCATAAGATGTACCTTTTGTCCACTGAACTTTACGAATCAATCTTCGCACATCACCAGGCAACACTTTTCTTCCGAAAAGCATGGTATCATAAACATGATTGACATAGCTAATATTATCAATCGGTGCTGGTGGTTGAACCGTAGTGCTATTCCAGGTACTAGTTCTTCCATAACCCGCGATAGTCGGGTTTGCAAGACTCAAAAAGGTAAAATATGAATTAGTACCGCTAAGTATAGAGTCTACAAAGTTATTCGCATTAATGACCCTGAACTGGTCGGTGATAATGGCTGCCATTATTATGAACGGGCGGAAGGTCTAACTTTTCTGTATTTATAATATCTTCGGCAATCCTCCAGTTCCTCTCAATCCAACACCACGCCTTTGAACGATGGGATAGTTTGATAATTCTGGATCAAAATCAATACCTTTAATATTTGCATTGACTGGTTGTGTCTGATCTCTACTAACATTACTAAACTTACCCCAAGTGAAATGAGCGTAAGGAACTGAGGTAGAACCAACTCCAACAAAATCACTTACATTAGTGTAAGATGCAATATTGGCAGTGATAACTCCCACACGACCACCATTTCGTGTAGATACTGCATGGACATAGTAAATGTTGTCACCATTGAATGTACTGATACCTACGATGTCAGTATCGTGCGTATCGATGCTAGTAACAGCAGCACTAACCGTGTTAATACCAGTTCCATAAAGCTTGAATGGTTGTCCAGTGCTTAATCCTGCAGTACTATTACCATCATTCACATAATCTTGAGCATCAAATTGAATTAGAAGAGCCAAGTCAGTACCAATACCAGGACAAGTTCCGATGCCTGTCACAACACCGACAAATCCCTGAACATTTGCAACTAGTGGTTCGATACCAGTAATATTTTCATAGTTTATTCCATAAACTGCGGTTGTACCGAATCCAACTTCTGCAATATATGCAAGACTAAAAGATCCTGTTAGTAGATTATCAGTATCTCTGAACAAAGCAGTAGAATCAACATATACAAAGGAATCGGTTGTAGTTAAGACTCCAATTACATTTGCAATTGGAGAAATCTGTGCTTCAATAGAATCTCTAGCTTTTGATACTAGGGATCCGTCAATGATAATATCTTTTTTCTGCTTAATCCAATCCATTGGTTTGTAGTTATCATTGCTGATACCTACACCCTGATAGAATGCAGTTTCTACGGTAGCTGCACTGTCAATTCTCTTAACAATTCTATTAGCACTTTGGGCAAGATTTGCAGTGCTTTGATTGACTTGATTTAACTCAATCTGGGCGCTCTTTCTCAGTCTGAGATTATCACCGACTTTGATAACCTCATTTACATCAAATAAGAAGCTATCTTGCCCGATTGTTCCTCTGTAGAAGAAAATAACGACATTATCTTCAGTAGTAGGAGCACTCGTAAATTCAATAACGGAACCACCATCAAATGTGTAGTTGATTCCGGGTTCTTGAATAACACCATTAATAAAGATGAGAAGAACTGCAGAAAGATCAATTTCTTTAGAATCTCGATCTCCTCTATCAATCTCAAAACTGACTAGCGATTGCTGATAGTAGAGAAGGAATCTCTTCTGATTACCATCTTGGAATTGTCGAATGTTATCGAGGTAATCAATGTTACCAAACTGCCAAGAAGAAACTTGGTCAGTAAATACATCAACAACTTCTAACTCAAATGGTCTGAACTTGTCCCCAGCATAAGGATCAGTGGAAAGACCAGTTACAGTAAACTTATCACCGCGTTTGAATCCATACCCCTTCTTGCTAAATTTGAATTCGGATACTTCAAACAATGTTGATCCAATTCCAGTTGCTGTACTTACCCCTGCAATTTGAACAGTTACTGAACAACCAACACCAGTTAGAGTTGTATTTCCAAGTCCAATTCTAGAAACACCAACAATTGGGAGGTTTTCTCCATTGGGTTCTGGAGTAATAACAGTAGAATTTGTTGTGTAATTTGTACCTGGTCCAGTAACACTGAATACCAGAGATCCACCAGCACCCACAACAGCAGTAACAGTAGCTCCTGTACCTGTAGCACAAGTAACTGCGATACCAATAGTACCAAGATTGCTATTATATCCAGATCCAAAAGTAAGTGGGAAGAACTGTGCAGCAGTACCACCACTCACATAAGTGTGTGGGATTGTAGACGGACCAACTTGAACTTTGAATTGAGTAGCAGAAATAATACCAGCAACAGAGAATGGATCATTATGCTCTGGGAAAATAGTAGTCGTAACGCCAGCATGAGCTGCACCACAAGTAAATGCAATGCCAGTCAGTTTTACTTGATCTTCGATGAGAAGACCATGGTTCGCTGAAGTAGTAACGGTCATGATGCCCGTTCTCTTATCATAAACAGCGTTACTAAGAGATACAGAAGGACCTGTGGTGGAGATCCCGACAATACCAGTGATAGTACCGCCAGCACCAACATCAAGACGGACATCAGCTCCTATAAACGGTGCATAACCATTTCCTGGAGTAGACGCAATAGAAACGATAACACCGCCTCTAGGGAGTTGGTTCTGGTTGATATCATCTATATCGATAATTAAATCGGTGAATCCAACTGATGTGATGCCACTAAATTGAACACTAGCAGCTGTAGAAACGGGATCTTCAATAATTTTAAAGTTAGAAACTCCTTCGTTATTTTCTCCAAATGGTGCTTGGAAAATACCGTTAATGAACAGAACGCCATTACCACCAGTAGAACCAATACCAGTTACAGCAGCGCCAGTAGCAGTTAGTGGGAAGGTATTTTCAAGTCCATCAAACTTGTCCGAGAAATCATCAAATAGTTCATTAGTTCTGTAATCATTTCTTAAATAAGTTCTGCCACCAAAAGATGCTCTAGGGTATGGTAAGTTCTGTGGGTCAATAACTCCTAGGTCACCACCAAGAGGAGCTTCTGTAAAGTGAATTTGACTATTAAGAATTTGGAAAGATCCTCTATGGATTCTTGCAATAGAACCAGCAGCATGATCAGTAGCTGCAGATCCAACAGCACCCCTTTCAACCTCAACGATACTCCAAGTGCCGATCCCTGTAATAGGTCCAGTTGGTTGAGTAGCAAAACCAACAGTTCTTACAATTGAATACTCATCACCAAGTTTTAACAAATCACCAGAAGTAATTGTGCTTAGTCCACTAAGTGCAAAAGAAGTAACAATACCGTTTACTGCAACATCAAGATCGTAAATGATTTGAGTGTACGAAATTGGTTTTTGAACAATTCCATTAAGAGCGATGACCGTTTTTTCATCTCTCTTATCCATAGTAAATCTATGCTTGTTCCCAGCAGCGGTTCCTGGTTGGAAAGTAACAGCTATGCCAGATCTTGCATCAGTAAGATTGGTTGAGATAAAGAATTGATCATTGTTATTTTTAATGACAAAGACTGTGGATGGGAGAGATGTATGTCCATATCCAGTAACATATTGAAGAGCACTAGCAGCAACACCAACAATATTAGAATCTGGTTCATATGTAACTGGTTCTGCATTAGAGAAGAAATGCTTGAAACTAATAAGACCTGTTCCAAAATCAATTTGATCTGGGTTTTGTGGGTTTAAATCTCTTTCATAAATTGGTGTTCCTTCATATTTCAGATCGAATGATCTAATGTTTCTATTATTGATTCCTAAGTAAGTATTTTGAGTAACATTTTCAAATACCTTGCCATAGTCAAATGAACCGATACCTGCAAGTGTTCCGTTTGGATCTGCGTCTTTATACAGAACTTCGTTGTAAGAATAGATGCTTACAATTCCTGTTACTCCAGAGTCTGGATAGAATTCCAGATTTACATTGCTTCCACTAAATTCTGCTCCAAATGTGCCGATACCAGTAGTAGTGCCAATAGCTGCGATTGGTTGCTGTGAAATATAAGTATCAGCTTTTTCTGGATCTGACAATACATAAATTTGATGTAGTGTCTGAGTTGATCCGTAAGAAACATGTACGGTTGATTTGAATGATAAGTTAGTAAAGCTACTGACACCAACAACTGTAGAAATTCCAGTAGTAGCAGATGCACCAACAATAACTCTAGCTGTTCTCTCAGTACCTTCTGGAGTAAATTTGAGGTTGAGGTGTCTTATTGAAGTTGTACCAAGTCCAACATTCTCAAATGATACAAATTTACTTCTAACTGCAAGGGTAGAACTCTCATTGTGAATATAGTCAATTTTAACAACTCCACTTTCAATAGACGAAGTAAATGTGCCCATGAAGTTGGGACTTGAAATACCACCAAGACTTTGGCGAGTATTAAACGATGCAAGTTCTGTTAGGTAAGTATCTGTACCATCATGTTGGAGAGCTAACTCGACATAATCAATACTATTTGCAGCAGTATCTACTACAACAAAATGACCAATACCACCAACAAATGTAGTAGTACTAAATCCGATAATTTGTTCGGTAGACCCAGATCCTACAAGAACATTAGCAGATGAGTTTACAACATTACCAGTATTGGTAGATCCGATTCCCACATCAGCAGAAAAACCTTGCTGGAATGTCTTAATATCGAAATCAGTATCAAAAGTTTCATAAGGTTTAATTCTTATTTCAGTAAGATCGTCATCAACATTGTAAAATGCGAAGAACTCTGCATATCCAGTCGAAAGACCAACATTGTTATTATTGTTGACATGTGACTTTTGTAAAAGATAAGTATTCTCATCAATTGTGACTAGAATAACCTCATTGAATTGATATTGATTATTCAGAGGATTTTCTGCTTGATGAGTCGTTTGAATAAGATATCTTGAGAAATTTCTTCCAGCAACAACTCCAGCAATAGTTCTATCATCACTTAAATCGTTAGATTCGTTACTAACGAAGTTTGGACTGATATCATCATGAATAAGAACTCTATTAGTTTTATTAAGAATGAAATCTGCAAGTCTTGTAGATTTAAGCTCTAGGAACTTAGATGTATTGTTGTTAGCATTAACATCTCTAGAGAGATCAAAATTATAAATTCCATCAACTCTCAATGGATCACTGATAAAGTCGAGAACAAATCCACCAGCATCATCAGCAGGTTGTATTGATTCTCCAGCATCACCAACAGATAAAATTTGAGTATTTGCAAAATTCTTCATCCCAGATGGATGAACAATATCATTTACATAAGTAATAATTTCGTCAAATGTCTTATCACTTTCGATAGCATAAGACATATTCTGATAATAATCATTATCAGGCAAGAATTGATTACTATCACCAATTAATCCAATATTATCAGACCATCCAACATTAGTATCAATGGTGGAATCGATATCATAATATCCATCAAATACTGTAACTGAGTCTACTACTGCACGATCACCGCTATTAGTACCTACAAGATTATCGTCAGCCTCTAAAGGTAAAGAACCTTCAATGACCATAATCCCAGTATTTGTATCAATAGATCTTAAAATTAGATCAGTTTCATTATCGTTGTTTCTTCTTAAAGGTTCGTTCTTAGCAAATGGTGAGAAAGATATTGTAGTTGAGAATTTTGCAAGGTCACCTGCTTTAACAATTTGACCAAAACCAGGAACTACAGTTGCTCCAGTACCAACATTTGTAGTTAATCCAGTATACTTAAATGATACTTCTCGTGGATTTACTGCTGAGTTGTAGGTATCAATTGTAAAATTAGTGAACAAATAGTCGCCAGAGTTAAATCCATCTCCATCATTGTTAAATTCAATTCCTTCAAGATATACTTCTTCTCCTGGAACAAAAGGTTCTTGAACATATCCAAGAATTGGAGTAGTAATTTTACAGGTAACAACACCAACATCAGAGAAAGCTTCAATAATAGAAATACCATTACTGTTTCTTAGTGGAGCAATGCCATAAGCATTTGCAGTCAAACCTCTAGGTTGAACAACAACCTCGGCACTGTTTACAGCGGAATCACTAAGTTCACAAGTAATCAAACCATTATCAACAATAATTCCGGTAGTTTTATCATAAAGGACAAGGGAAGGTGCATTGATGTAAGATTTCCCACCAAAAGTAACCTCTACATCGAGTACTCTATTTGCGTTCTTAACCTGTACAGATCTGGGTAAGAATGCATCTGGTTTTAAAGTATTGTCTGAGGGATATCCAAAAACATCAGTGGGGACTGTTACATCTTTCAACAGATTGATGGTGGGTCCGATCAGATTAAGATTTCCACTAATTCCACTATTCCCAATAGATGCAACTGCAGGAATTTTATTGTATCCAAATCCATTATTAATGATGCGAACTTTTGCAATTCCACCAGTTGCTCCAATAGATGTTGTAGTGTAGTAAAGCTCTTCACAGTCTTCTGCTGAGTATTTTGTTTGCTCTGCTTCAGTTGCAAGGATCGCAGTAAAAGTAGTTGACCCTACACCGGTAATACTATATGATCCGGTATATGTACTGTCAATAAAACTAATTTTAGTAAATCCAACAACCTCAGTATCAGAGGTTGACATATATCCACCCTTTTCAAATCCATAATATAACTCAGTTTTAATATTGTCATTATAATTAATTGTCAATTTGGACATATCTTCTGCAACTGTTGTTCCTAGACCAACAGTATTGACTCCAACAACTTCTAAACTAGAAGTATCTCCTGTTCCAACAAATTCATTAAAGAAGTTGCTGTCATAAAAAATCTTTAATTTACCGTCAAGTAAAGATGCGTCGTTTAAATTGAATACTATATTGTTATTTTTAGTTACTTTAATTGGTGGGTTGATTGGATTTATAGTTTGTCCAGTAGATCCAACACCAGTTACACTGACAACTTCAGGAGGATCGAGAAATAGTTGAGATCTAGAATCTGATAATTGGAATGTATCATTATCAATTTTCAAGACAAAATATGTTCTTTGGAACAAATTGTCAGGAAGGCTATTTTCATCACCAAAAGGACCATAAGCTAAAACTTTAAATCCAGTTTCAAGACCATGCTTATTAGCGGTAAAGATGCTAGTAACCGTATTGATTCCTGTTGTAGCAATTTCTATCGGATTTAAAACTAAGTTTCCATCTAGTAGTTTTACTGTAACATCTTCTGCCTGGAGAATACCAGTTGTAATTCCGGGTTTTACTACAAGAGATACCCTATCGTTAATGCTTAAGTCATGAGGATTAGATGTCTCTACAGTTAACTCGCTTCTTTCAATATTAGCTATCTGTTGTGTGTAATTCGTTTGGAAATAATAGTTTGAGCTATCGTCTCCAGTCGTTGTAAAGAACAACTCAGAACCATCAGGAGAAGTTTTAAGACCAATTGTGTTGATAGTCTTGCGAACTACATAAAGACTTGCTGGAAGGGCACTGGGAGCAATGTATGGATCGATCGAAGCAGTTGCATTAATAACACTATTTCCATTTGTATCAAAGGTGACTAAATCATTGGTTTTTAGATCATGCCCCTCAATAAAGATGGATTGAGAAAGAATTGATCTTGTTTTAGTTACTCCATTTAATGAAACATTAACAGATGTTGAAAAACCTACAGTAGTGCCAACTCCAACTGATTCTTTTGGATTAAAATAGTATAAATCTTGGAATTTAGAATCAATAGTAAATGATTCTGAAAGTGGTAGAGTAAATTTACTTGTAAAATAAGTAACGGCTGCTCCAACAGAAGCTGTAGCAAATCCAGCGGATCTTTCTACTCTAACAATTTTTTCAGATGGGAAAGCATTCAAAATACGAACAGTTTCTGTTCCAATACCAATAGAATCTCCAGCAGAAACATTTGGAGGAACAAGACTAACCTTCAAGTCTGTAATGATACCAGTGTACCCGTCTTGATCTAGGGTTGCGTTAAATGTTTGTACTGAAATTTTGTGATAAGTCTCAAGTCCTTTAACATAAGTGGAGATACCACTAACTCTAATAACATGATTGTCACTAAACTCGTGATATGGAGAAACTTTAAATTCTGCGGTTTCTCTACCTATTGTAAAAGGTACATTTAAGAAAGATACAGTATTACTACTTACCTGAGTGATATCAGATCCAAAAATTCTACTGACTTCCGCAGATAAACCACCCCCAGTTGTTTCACTATCGTCAAAAACGATATTATCATTGACACTGTAACCAGATCCTTTAAAATTGATCTGTATATCAGTAATTGAACCTACTCCAAGATTGTCTGGAACAGATTCTTGATTATTTTCTTTATATGGTTGGAAAACATAATCATATGATTTGCCATCGCCAAACATATTGTATGGAAAAGTATTTCTGACTAGTTTTGAAGATTCAAAGTCAAAATTGGTTTGATCGATGACCAATCCCCTAACTGTATTTTCGGGAATTGCAAAACTGCGGAAAGTGTCTCCAATAAAGTATGGAAATACTGGCTTATTATTAATATCTACGGTTGCAAAGTAAGCATAAACTCCTGCAGGAAAATCTGGAGTTTTTGTGAACTTACCATTATGTTCATCTAAATCGCCAGATCCAATATAGGAATAATCTTCAACTAAAGATCCATATGGAAATTCTGATATTGGAGGTCTATTTGTAATGTTGGTTGAGACAATATCGTAACTAGATTCTTGCCTCTTAACATCAGACTGAATATTATTAGGGTCAGTTAATCCATATGGACCGTATATTGGGTTACCATCATACGCCCATCCAATAATTGAAGAATGACTGGAACCATCATCTCCAAAGAAGTCTCTAATAGAATTTCCGTATCCAATATAATTTACAGCAACACCTCCCGTGAAGGGAGAGAGATAATCCAATTCAGTATCATTCAGACCAAATGCCTTATTAATTACCAAAGGTCTTAATTGAGCTTCAAGTTTAAGACTTGAACCTGGGTTAACGATACTGGTGGTTGTTGTACTAGCAGCGTATCCAACTCCACCGGAAATAACCTTTACTTCAGTAATAGATCCATTTTCTACTACTGATCTAAGAATAGCTCCATTTGCTTCTGAACTGGCACTAGAAACTACAATATCTGGTGGACCAGAATATCCAGATCCCCCAGATTGGACAAATGCTGAGATAATCCTACCATTGGAAAAAATGAGTCCAATTTGACCCAATTGACCGCTCTCAATTGAAATTGTTGGTGGGTTTCGGAAATCAACAACAGTAGATCCATAATTTCTACCTCTAGAATATAAAGGTGCGTCAACTACTTGACCTCTAACAATTGGAGTAGCTACAAGATCTTGTTCTTTCTGATCTTCTGTGAGTACTTTTACAGTACATTCAATTTTAGGATAAGTAAATCTTTGAAATCCTGATCCCTGAGAATCTAGGAATGCATGGATTTTTTTATTGTAATTATCACCAGATGGTTTTGTATCCCCCTTATTGCCAACTTCTGCTAATCTGAATGCATCGTCACTGATTTTTAATACTTGATACTGCTTAGTAGAACTAAGTCCTGTAATAGTAGTAGTATCATATGAATAATTTACAACATCTCCATCCCTAAATCCATGATCTTCAAAGCTCACATAATCTCTAAAAGTATTAATACCTGTTGGATTCACTAAAATATTTCTGCTGGCATATCCACTACCGGCATTTTCTATACTAATTCTACCGATAGTGGTTTTCTTTTCAAAAGTTCTGAAAATGTGTTGACCAGTATTAGATCCAGCTGCGTTCTCAGAAATTGATATGGTATTAATACCAGTAACAGAATCTTGTTTTGTATAATGTAAGTAGATGGATCTATCACCAGAAGATCTTACATAGTAGTCTTGACCACTCATTAGGGTCAATTCTTCATTTGAAGCTCCGGTAGTTGCGATACCTAAATTATTGTTTCCATTGTTATTGTAAACAATTCTACTACCAGATACTAAGTTATGATCTGAAGTGAAAGTGAACCTATCGTTCACTGCTTCTACAGCACCACCAGAAAGGGTGCTGACGCCACTAAAAGATATCTCCCGGTATCTTTCCTCAAGTAGTGCTCTTCCGAATGCTCCAGTGCCATTACCGCCAAAGATCTCAACACTAACAACTTTATCAATATCGAATTCTACAGGGTCAACATAGACAGAAGTGACTGTTCCAGCAAGACTGACAATAGATCCAGCAGTATTAGCTACACTGACTAATGCGTCGGAGATAGTAACATTAGGAGGATTTTGGACATCATATCCAACACCACCATTAAGAACATTGATTTGTTTTAATGGACCATAGTATATTTGATTTTCACCTTTGTAATTTAATACTTCAAGACCATTGACAAGCATACCTGTGTTGCCGTCAGCAGTAATTTCTGATGTAGTTGCTGATTCTTTACCACTTCTAAGTTCTTGTTCTAGAGTAAATCTACGAATAGGTCTGGATGGGAAAATTTCCCGCTTACCCTGACTAGCAAGAATGAAATCATGTGTTCCAGCAATACCAGTAGGATTGAAATATTCTGGAAGATTTGCTTTGATGAAAGCTCTAGATGTATATAATTGAATCCTATTAGCAGGACTTAAAACTTTTACAAAATATCCCTTTTGCTCAAGACCAAGAATTCCGATAGTTCCTTCGGATGGAACATATACAACTTCTTCGCCAGTTTTAAATGGAACATTGTCTGTAAACGCTAGAACAGTATATGCATCTTCTGTGCTATCATATCCATCAAAGTTTCCTAGACCAACGGTAGGGTTAACTAATGTAGATCTTACTTTATCTACAGTAATCAAATAACTAGGTAAAGAGCTAGATGCTACATAACCTTCTCTTTTACCAGTGCTAGACTCATTTTCCGTCTCAATATAAGTATTATTAATGTCCGATAGTAATTGGTTTTGACCACCTCTAATTGGTACAATACTAGAATTTGCTTTTTTCTGTACTCTTCTTAAATCATAAGAAAGTGACGAATCTAAAGTAGGAATACTACCACTAAGAGTGACAGTATTTGTAGATGTATTTACAGACGATATAGTTAAAGATGTGGCAGCTACTAACTCAGAATTTCTGTTAACAATATCAACAATGTCACCCTTTCGGATACTACTCTTATCAATGTTTCCATCTAATACAAAACCAGATCCAGAAAAGGCAGAAACTTCATATCTTGTAGATGTATTATAAATCCAAGAATTAAAGAAGATTTCTTCATATCCTCTATTAATCTCTGAGTTCTCAATCAATCTCCCCAGGTTTCTAATTCTAATAGAAGAGTCTTGATCTAGATTTTTAAGATCTGCGTTAGATAAGAACTTGCTAAGAACACCAGTAACCTTAAATTCTACTCTCTTAGAAGAATCGCCATTCTCAAACCCATAAACAATGTTAGGAGCAGAGATATCTGTGTTGTTTTTGATCTCTGTCGATACTAATGGAGTAACATCAAAAAACTGATTAATACTTTTAGTATCGTAGTTGTATATGGTTGATCCAATCGATAAAGTTCCAACGCTAGAAAATCCAATTGTGGAGTCAACAGTAATTACAGATGCACCAATCCCAATATCACCAATATTACGAGTTTTACCAGGAACGACAAATGTGCCATCAGTTAATGATCTCTCATCAAAACCAGTGAATAGAGAGATTTTGAAGTAATTATCTCTGAGGTTACTAACTTCTGAAATCGGACCAGAAGCTATATTAACTTTGTCATTTGTGGGATCATTATCTTGATATAATGTTTCGCCAACCAAATTTGCGGGATTACCGGAAATCAACTCAAGAGAAAGTGTTTTTCTTCTTACATAATTTGCATATGATGGTTTGATCAGATACTTTTCAAGATCATTGATTTTTGGATCGATTCCAAATAAAGCTTTGAATAGAATCTTAAATGAATCTTCTGTACCCTTCGATTCATAGAGACTTCTTGCCTCTTTGATAAAATTATTAATATCCAGCTGTGGTGATAGGTTTACTCCCTCTAATCCAGGAGTATACATCGCCTTCAATTTTTTATAGAACTCTTTTAAGAAAAGAGCACTAACATTTTGAACAATTGATCCTGCAGTATGTGAGGAAGCAACTGTTGATTCCCATACTAGATCTTCATTATTATTAGGTGCAATATAGGAACTAATCCCGCTGAACCCTCTCGTACATCCAGTAAAACTAGTTTGAGTCTTGTCTGCATAAGTTATAATCTCACTATCAATCTTAATAAGACCATGTTTTGCGGGATACCCATCCGTACTTGTTACCGAGATGGTATCATCACTATCTGAGATATCACTAGCAAGATTTGTACCTCCTTTGATGACATCTACAGTAAGATTATCAACCTTAATGTATGCGTCAATATTCTCAGCAATATCTGCCGGACCACCTTGATAGTCTTGGGAGATATAATACTGTTTTAGAAACTCGGCAAATTTTGGGTTTTCTGAGACCGCAAATTCGGGTATAGATTCAGAAACAATCTGATAAGTCTTTACTCTTGGGCTTAGCGGGGAGTTTGTCTCTATCATCCTACTGTCTGATTAGCGATCCGTTGGAGTAACTGGATGTGATTTGATATCCAATACCAGAAATTTGCTGGCCAGAGGAAATCGTGTCTCTCACGATATTTATCTCAGAATTTGAGAGATCTAGACTTAGATAGATATCCTTCAATCCGATAATATCGTTTGACTCAGGATATGCTTGAACTTCAACAATATTGTCACCAATCGCTGTAGAGCTAATGGTAACTGCATTGAGTAAAATCTCACCTTTTAGGTAATCAACAGTACCTGCGGACTTAACTACAACTTCTGCAGACTCACCTTGTAGTTTTGCTGGTTTAAATATAGCGATATCCCCATATCTACCATCATCTCTAGGAATATCAGTCAAATATACAATTTCTGGGTCGCCTGAAATTGTAAATCCGGTCGATTTGATCGTACCGCCTCCAGATAGGATATTAAACTGGTTACCAAAGCATAATTCGTATTGAGCTGTAGCATCTTTAATTACTTTTAAGTCTCTACGAATTGTAACTTTTGTAATATTAGATGTAATAGCAGAATTTGTCCTATCAATAATATTCTGAGATTCAGAATACTTAAATCTACCACCAAATTTGTTCAAATTAGTAGATTTTCCGTAAGTTGTCAAAGATTCGGTAATTTGTGCTTTTAATTCGTTCGCATCATCAAAAACATTGTTGTTATAATAAACAGAAGTGTCTAATTCAATATACAAAACTCTCAAATCTTCAATTCTTTGGTTAATACCAGCGATTGAGTAATTTTTTAGATCATTTAAAATATTTTGCTTAGTAAAGTCAGATAAAAATGTGCCATTTACAGGTTTAATACTTAAAACGACAGTTCCAAACTCTGGAGGGTCTAATTCTTCCCCACCAACAACAGAAACCGACTCTGTATTTGGATAAATCCTCTGAATAATAGATTCATAGTCCTTAGGTGTAACCGCTCTGTTTTGTGCGGAGTACATTCTAGGTGCAAAGTATCGTATAGAGTCAATTGGCTCGATCTCAGAACCATTACGGGCGGGTTGAGAGGTACTAACGCTAATAACATTAGTGGATGTGATAGAATTATTAGCATCATTTCTTATATCGCCGGAAAAAGTGAAATTTTTTCCTTCGTTACCAAATTTTCCGTCAGTAATAATGTAACTAATACTAATTTCATCACCCTGTTCTAACTTTGTACCAAAAAGACCATCTCCAAATAGTAATTCATAAGTCTCATTAGGAGCTTCTTGAATTAAGTAGATATTTGAGTCCTTTGTAATGTCAATAATATTGTCAACCTTTGAAAAAGATAATCCTGCAGTCGCACCAGACTTCTTAACATCTACTCTGAGAGTATCAATATCGACATTTGAGTTTTCAATGATAAATCTTTGGTCTGAGCTACCATTTACTCCCCAAGATTTTGTTAAAAGTGATCCTTGATAAACTTTTATGTTAGAAAAGGTTGCTGTCCTTGGAGGATTTGCTCCTACAACACCACCAGCATCAATTGGACTGGATGCAATGATGTCTTCTGGGATAGAAAAGACATAAGAAGTATTATCAATACCACCAACTAATACTAAACCCTTCTTCAGAGTAACAGTTGTGCTATTTCCATCGAATTTAAACGGAAAGCTAATGATTGCTTCTGCTGCTTTTCGCGATCTAGGAACATATCCAATGTTTCTTGCAAGAGAAACTACATTTTCTCGTAGAGTTGCTGAATCCAAGAAGGATTCATTAGCAACCATATTACTATTGAATGCTGTAATATAAGTATTATACGCTAAAACATCAATCAGCAGCGAAATATTTGATCCGTCAAAGTCAAAATCAGAAAATTCTGAGTTAGATCTCAGATAATCCTTAATCGAATCTTTAATTTGATCGAAATTTAGGTTGGTATACTTAAATGATGGCATTTTCTTACCTAGTTGGCTCTAAAAGAAACTCAAATTCTTGTCTTGGGAAATCTTCACCAACAATATCGTAGTTAATTATGATATCAAATGCATTTCCATCGGGATTTGGTGTTACCACAACCTTGATGTTTGCAATTCTACCTTCAAAATTTGATAGAACATCAAAAACTTGCTGAGAAATTAGATTTGCTGTACCAAAATCAACGAAATCGAACAGTGAACTACTAATATCAGTACCAACCGAAGACTGAAACGGTCTCTCTCCAGGAATTGTTTGGACTAAGTTCCTCACAGCACGCTTAATCGCGTCCTCATTCCTGAGAACTTGTATATCACCAGTAACAGGGTGTGCGTTAAAGGATAAACTAATATCCTGAAATGCCCGTGAGTTGGTTTCAGCCACTAAATGACACTAAATATCAAGCTTATTTATAGTCACTCTTGAAGAAGATCTGGTTCAGTATCATCATTTTTATAATCACCTGCTACTTCACGAAGAATTTTGTCTGATTTTTTACGATCAGTCTTAACTCCCCATGAACCACCAACGCCGCCGTCCATATTTACAATGAGATCGTCATCCATTTTCTTTATTATAATATTGTAAGATTATTTATTCCGTCTTCTCTGATTCTGTTTCCCAGAAATATTCATCAGTATCTCCTAGTCTACCCCATCTAATACCATTCTCTACTTGGAAGTAATGTGTACTTACTTTGAAGTCTGGTATAAGTGGTTCTTCAGGTGTAATAGACAAGTCAAAGATTCGTGTTCGGTTATTAGGATACAAACAAAATTGACCATTCTCAAGCTCAATACAGTTATGTGATTTATGTTCGTCAGGAATTTCGCTTACATTAGTATTTGTCGTATCTGTGTCTGGATGAAAGTTATCTAAGGTGAAGCAGTATTCGCCGTTAAGGGTGCCGAAGTTGCGTGTGCGTACTTGGAAGTCCATTGACCCGATAAACTGCTTCTCAAGGCATCTAACCCCATAGTCCATACAGTTCCAGAACTGAAGGTTGGGTAGATCTAAATCTGGGTCGGGCGTTTCGGGGCGCGAGCAAAAGGCAGAAATTGGAAGCTTGTCAAACATTGCAGCATACTTCGGTAAGTATGTCTCAAAATAAAAAGCGCGTCCAGGTATCGACTTAACCGATACCCAAACGCCCTCTACAAACTCACCAAATCCATCTTGGAAATCTCTAAGGTATTCTTTACGAACCCAGACTTTCTGCGGTGGAAGATTGATGATTAATTGACTCATTTGCCTTGTCCACGATAACGCTTCTTACGAGCGTTCGCGCTCGTCGCGCTAAGTTTTGTATGCTTACCCATCCCTTGACGAGTTTTTTTGGGGGTCGCTTCGATAAATGTATTACCGAGCAACGATTTTTTTACCTTAGCCATAATTAAGTTCCTTCATAATATGTGAAATTCTGTGAGGAGCAGGGGCACCTGTCTCATAAAATGAGAGAGCATACCCCTCCATGATATACATGAACTCGTCTTCACTTACATCGGTGTGCCTCTCAGACCCATCAACATAGATTGTGTAGACTGTCCGTTCCATCAGATGACACGCATCTTCTCGTGACCAACTCTGATACGAGGGTCGCACCAAATATCGAATCCAGCTTCAATTGCATCCAGACAGAAACTCACATCCTCTCCACACATGTCCTGGACATCCCCAGACTCAAAGACTTGCATCTTGGGTGCAAACCATGGATACTTCATTTCAGCATGCTCAAAGACGCCGTGCTTGATGAGTACCCATCCGAAACCAGTGTAGTCTACCGTGAAAGGCTTCTTACGCTTTGTCATTGTTTCACCAGTCTCATGATTCATGACACCACCGTTGTTACGGAAGTCTCCTTCATCCAACCAATGTGCAACAGATGTAGTACGACCATCTTCAGTCATGTACCAACCAGCAGCAATGTCCTGATCCATCAGAACAAGCTGTAGAAACTTCTCAGTGTTAAATGTAATATCTGAGTCGATCCACAACTGATAGTCATACTTCAGTTTACCATCCCAGGGAATCTGGTCCGGTCCACGCAATACATTTGCTCCAAGACACTTACAACGAGCAAAGTTTACCATGCTGCTGTAGTCTTGTGAAATCTGAATACTCGCTCCCATCTGTACTAAGTCGAAACTTAGCTGCAGGAACGACTTCATGAATTGATATGAACAACCCCTACCAGGAAGACAGAATACAATTGCTTTACCCCTAAGCATCTCACGGGCAGCATCATAA